AACGCTGCTAAGAATATTTTAAAGATCTCCGTAGGAGTTGATGCGGAATTACAGACGTGGAGAGATTGTAAGACTCCGGGAAGCTTGCTTCCCGGAGCTAATCCCGACGAAGCGTCGAGGAAAGTCATGGAATGAATTTCTATACTTTCCACAACTATTAGATGCAGAGAAACAAAGGTATTGTCTGAATTCTACATATCGTATGAGTGTGTAGACGGTAGACGTAATACTTGCAAAGAATGTATGCGATCAGATAAAAAAAATGATACTAAAAGAAAGTTAGCTAGAGAATATGCTAAACAACGTAGAAGATCTAATCCTGTTACGTTGATGTTAAAAGATGCTCGTAAACGTGCTCGTAAAGGTAATCTTTTGTTTACTATAACAAAAAATGATGTAAAAATACCAGATATTTGTCCAATATTAGGAGTACCTTTAGTAGTTGGTAATGGAATGTTTGGTCCTTCACTAGATAGAATTAACCCAAAATTAGGATATGTTCCCAATAACATTGCTGTCATATCAAAAAAAGCTAATATGATAAAAAATGATGCAACTGCTGATGAACACCTAGCTGTTGTCCGATACATGTCTACGCATGACAAAAAATTGTCGTTGAAGTATCAATCTAATGATAAACAGTTAATAAATAAATTGTATTGGGGAGCTAAACGTAGATCGAGAACATTAAATGTTCCCTGTACTTTACGTAAAAATGATATTAAAGTACCTGCGATATGCCCAATACTTTCTATACCCATTAAAAGAGGTGTGGGTATCATGACTAATAATTCACCTTCTTTGGATCGTTTAGATCCAACTTTAGGGTACACAAAAGAGAACTGTTCTGTAATTAGTTATAGAGCTAATAGGATTAAGAATGATGGGGATATAAAGACTCATTTAAGAATTGCGAAATATATAAAAGAATTTGAACAAACAGTTTGATTTCGGAAGAAACTAGTCTGAACCGAAATCGGCAGACGTACACATACAACTAAACAAAACCACGGAGGTTTTAAATGATTACTAAACAAGCATCTACAAAACGCGAAGCTGCTAAAGCTTCGATGATGCGGAAAGAAGCCGACCTTCAGGCTGCGATGAAGTCCCCCACAGGTCTTCATAAAATCGCTGCTAACTTGGCTTCTCCTGTTCGGAAGTATCTGGACTACATTGGTATTTATCGTCGTTTCAGCGTTGTTGAAGGCTGGCCTGATGGAATGCCTATCATCTACGACAACGATATTGATGAGTTTACCGCTGTCAAAATTGGCCGCAATGGTACTACTCGTATTATCGAAGTTGAGGTTGAACGTACCGAACTCGAAGAATTTGAAATCGTTGTTCGTCCTAAAGTCCCTTACGCTGAACTTTATAAACGTTTATACCAGGTAATGAAACGTGTTAAAGAACGTTTGGAACAGGGTATGGCCCTTCGTGAAGACCTTTATGGTTTCTCTCTGTTAGAAACTGCTTCTCAGCAGGTTAACACAACTACGGTCATTTCTACCTACCTGACCAAAGACGCTCTTGCCCGTGCATTTACTCAGGTTGAACGTCATCGTCTGCGTGTTAAGAGTATCTTGATGTCTCCTTACGGCATCCAAGGTATTCGTCGTTGGCAGTATCAGGACATCGATAATGTTGCCCGTGAAGAAATCCGTAAATCCGGTTATCTTGGAAGCATTTGGGATGCTGATATTTATATCAATGACCAAGTCACTAGCGGTACTTTCTACATCATCGCTGAACCGGAATTCACAGCTTGGACTCCTATTCGTCGTGACGTGGATGTTATCCCCGCTGATGATCCGGACAATTTGCAACTTGGTTTTGTTGGTTATGAGCTTCTAGCCATGACTGTACACAATGGCAAAGCTGTTGCAAAGGGAACTTTTAACACAGCTGGTTAAGAATACTCCTCTTAATATGTTGGTGTTGGGGGTCTTTAAGACCCCCTCATCAATTTAAACATTAACATTTTATTACCCATAAGGAGGTAAGCCCATGCAGTGCAACCAACAAACCATTAAGGAAGATGGAGTAGCCCAAGAAGGGATCTCCGAAACTTCCAAAACTACCCTTAATGAATCGGTTCAGAAGCCTGAGCCTGTTGCATCCTCTATCAAAGAGACTCAAACTTTAGAAGTTACTAAAACTCCCTCTTCTGTAGAAACTACAGTTATTAAAGAAGAGTCTATTGCCCCGGAACAAAAATCTTACACAATTGACCCAGACAAAGTTGCTCAAAAGGCTGCTGAAGATGCTGCCTTAGCTTCAAGTCTTGAGAAACGTACCCCTTTACCTGCTACTGGTAATCCTAACGCTACAGTTATGGATCACATGATGGTCCAAGTAGAACCTCGGTATGTTATTGTGCAGAATCAATCAGATAAATTTTTGGTTGTTCCGGACATGAAAACAAATGATGACGATATGGGGCTTACATTTCAGCCTGGAGAAGTGGTTGTCTTAACAGATTTTTATACTCCACAAGAAATTAATCGGTCTAAAGGACTTCGTCATGCAGCTACTGATTTGAATGGTGTTGGCGGTCGCCCCATTCTTGTACCATTATCTTCGGAAGAAGAAGGATTAGCCTTTAAAGTTCCTAAAAAGACTAAGTATTCAAAAGGCACCATGTTTGAAGATACGGCACAAAATGATTTTGATGATCGTTTTGCAGAATTAGAGGCTCGTGAAGCTAAACGAGAAGAAAAGCTCCTTAAAAAGACGCTTGCTTCTCGTAAATTGAAGAAGCACGGACAGGCTCCTTCCAGAGTATAATTCTGCATACTGCTTAGTAAGTTATTAAGGGCAGTGTTTATTTAATAGGTAAGCACTGCCTTTTTAGAATAAGGGACATCTATGAGAATTATTGCCGATACTAAGCCATCAGCTGATGTGGAATATCTTTCAAGTGCTATTATAAAAGAAGCCCTTACTGAAAAGTTTAGGGACCTATTTGGTAGAGATCCTGTGTATATGGACTCAGAAGAGCCTATGCGTGTGGAGGATGCTCGAATACCTAGTATGATTGCCGATAGTGTTGATCCTCAAATTGCCAGTATGTTAAAATCGTCAGCTATTGAATCTAATACGGATTCCTCTGGAAAAGTCCCATCAATAAATAATGCGACTTTGTTATACACTATAAAAGCTGATGACCCTGCGGAAGTATCATTAGAGTCTTTGGAAGAATACGTTGGTATGGATCCTGCTAGTAGAGATTCTACCATACACGCAGTATCTGAACAGGATACTATAAATATTACAGATGGTGTTGCTTATTTATCTCCAGAAAGATCTGCTATAAATGTGGGTGTGTTTGTAGATAATAATGAGTTTGCGTCAGAGTTTCAGTATCGTTTAGAGCAGGCTGGTGGCAACGGCCTTTCTCCTGAAGAAAAAGAAACTGTTTTTCAAGAGTTATTTGAAGACCTTCCGGGAGGTGATGATGTTCAAGTACCTGATGTTAGGCAAGCACTATTAAAAGTAGTTGGGTTAACATCAGCACTAAGTCCAGAACAAAGTGTTCCTGAAGGTAAAGAAGCTCCAGGTCCAGAAACTGTTGTAGAAGATGCTTAACTAAAAATTGGAGAATATTATGGAAGTCCTTAAAAAAACCTCAGTTGTTAATCTTATTAAAAAAGCTGTTAAGGCTGGAACTAAAAATCCGACTACTGATCAGCTTAAAGTATTGTCCATTGCTTTAAGTGATAATGAATCTTATACATTTCTAAAAGGTGCCTCTGTAAATGATATCGCAGCTATTAAGACCTGTATTTCAGTAGTTAATGGAGAGGCTCCTAAGCAGGTATCTGATCAATTGGGTACTTTATTCGGGCTTTCTGGAAAAGAGACTGCAATTGCTTCTGAGGGTCAAGATAAGATTTATGGTGTTGATAAAGTTGAACCTACTACAGAAGAACAAAAAGATATTCGTGAACGGAATAAGAACGAAAACAAACATCCAAATACCTCTGACCGAAAAACTGAGAAAGAATCGGTAGCTGAACCTATGAAGGAAAAGGTAGATCCTAAAATTAAGAAAGTTTTGGATGCTGGTGAAAAAGATCCTGTTGAAAAACGTTCATCTAAAAAGATTGCTGAAGTGACGGATACTAGAGGACTATCTTTTGATGATATGGTACAGGATATGTATGATGCTTTTGTGGAGGAACACAGAAATAACCCTAACATAAGCACTCCGTTATATGAAGATTTTGTAGAGACTGTAAAAGGAAACCCATTTAAAGTTACGTTACCTGACGGAACTATTAAAAGATTTAACTGGGATCAAATGAAAGAAGCAGAAAACTTTTCTAAAGATAATAACGGCGAATTTGAAAATTACCAAAATTTACTGTTATATCGTACAAATAAATCTAAAGAAGATGTATCTAAACAGGCTTCTAAGAAGACAGCGGGGTATTATGAAAATGAACTATCATCTGTTCTTCCAATAGGTAACTATCCAGCAACTGTTCAGATTAGATCAGAAAATGGCCAGACTAAATGGTTAAATGTTAATGAAGAGTTCTTTTCATCATTGGAATCTCTTAAAGATCAGTTATTAAAAAACAACTCCACAGAAGCGTCTAAGAAGACTGCTGGTAGTAGCACCATTTCCTTTACAATTGAAGGTGCTGATAGTAAAGGTATACAGAAGGTGATTAATAAAGCTGTTCCTGCTATGGAAAAAATCGTGACTGATGCTTTTCAGGGAAACGCAGTTCTTAATTTTAATGGGATTTCAGAAGCTTCTAAAAAGATAGCAGAGTTGTCAGAAGATTTGGATGACCTTGCAGATGATTCATCTTCAGATAAGGATAAGGATCGGACAGTATTAGAGTGTTCAGTTACTAACTGTATAAACTATGATAAAGAAAAAACTGGTAATTGCAAATTAGAATCTATCATGGTTAATATGAATGATAAGGTAGAACTTGCAATTTGTGGTAGCTATGCTACGAAGGATGAAGATGATGACACTCCAGAGTTTTCTGAAGAAGATTTAGGTGTTTATGCTAATCGAATCTCTAAAGGTGAGAGTCCTCGTAATGTTATCAGTTCTTTAATATCTGCCCTTACTGGAAAAAGACGGACAAAACAATCTAAAAAGTTGTTTGCCGAAATGACTCCAGGAACACAGATTCAGGTAAATGACCAGACCACTGGACAACCTATGACACTTACAGTGGACAATGTTAGTCAGATGGCTGGTTCTTCAGAACCCGCAATTGTAGCAAAAGACGATGCTGGAAACTCTGTAGTAGTTCCATCCGGTACTGAAATAACTCAAGTTATGGAGACCACTGTTTAATGCGTAAAGACTCGGTTCTTTATGATAATTTGGAGTTTAATAATACCCAGCTCCGAGAAAATGAACGACGAGAAGATCGGGTTCCACCAAGAACAACGGTAATGGATGAGTATGAAGATCATTATCGTTGGAATACTGAAAACCTTGGTAGAGCAAGTATCGCTAAGCTAGTCTCCACAATTAAGAGGGGGCTGAAACTGTAAGGAGGTTAAAGCTGTTTAGTTTAAACTTATAAATAGTTATAAAAACTTTATATGAATACAATACAAAGAAGTCATAAAATACGTCTGTCTCCAAATAATGTGCAGTCTACATATTTTGCAAAAGCATGTGGCTGTGCAAGGCTTGCTTATAATTGGGGGCTTGCAAAATGGAAGTTTTTATATGAAAGCGGAGGAAAACCCACTGCTTTTGGAGTAAAAAACAATTTAATTCCATAAAACGTGCTGAATTTCCGTTTGTTTATGATGTTACAAAATGGGCACCTGACCAAGCGTTTAGAAATCTTGATAGTGCGTTTAAAAGGTTTTTTAAAACTAAAAAAGGATATCCTAGATTTAAAAAGAAAGGGGTACATGATTCGTTTTATATTTCTGGTACAGTGTTATCCATTGATAATAATAAAGTGAAAGTCCCAAAATTAGGCTGGGTTAAAATGACAGAATCGTTGCGATATGATGGCAAGATTGTTTCTGCTGTAGTATCTCGAAAGGCTAATTGGTGGTTTATTTCGATTAGCGTTGAAGTTGATAACAAAGGTGATATTAAAAACCAAGCTGTTAAACCTATTGGTATTGACTTTGGCGTATCAAAATTCGCTACATTGTCTGATGGTATTGTTTTTGAAAATCCTAGAATAATCGAGAAATTTTCACATCGTTTAAGGTTGCTAAACAAATCTTTGTCAAGAAAGGTAAGGGGTTCTAATAGTTTCCGTAAAGTAAAAACCACGCTTCAACGACTACATATTAGGATTAGTAATTACAGGAGTGATGCAATTCATAAATTTTCAAGATATATTGCCAATAATTATATAGATGTTTGTCTTGAAGATTTAAATACTTCTGGTATGTTGCGAAATCACAAATTAGCAAAAGCTATTGCTGACGTTTCGTTCCGAGAGGCACGCAGACAGCTTGAATACAAATGTAAAAGAGTTCATGTTATAAATAGGTTTTTCCCAAGTACAAAGTTGTGTTTTGATTGTGGTTCTGTTAATGATATGAATCTCAGTGACAGGGTTTTCAAATGCGAATGTGGAATTGAAATTGACAGAGATTTAAATGCAGCACAAAATATTATGCGGCAGGGTTTGTCGTTAAAGCGTGTGGAGAGACCGGCTCTGGTATTTCAGGATTTCTTGAAATACGAAACTGGTTTCTGGGAAGCACGAAATCCACTTAAAGGTTTTGAAGGGGGCCATTCTAACTTTTTATAAGTTGGATAAACCAGGGGTCTTTTATGTCCTCAGATAACAGTCTTTCAACAAGTCCTGGAAATCAATTACAGGGTATAAATACTCAAGGTATCTCTGTAAATAAAGACCACGTTGAGGTTAATATTGATTGGATAGATCCTACTACTAATCAATATTTTGACCCTACTACCTATTCCGTAACTGTTACAAAAGACGGTAACCCATACACACCTGAAAAAGTTTTAGTTCCTCTTAGTAGGGTAGATGACTCTATTGGTGTGTGGCATTATTGTTTTCTAACAACCGGTATGGATGCCGGGACATATGTATTTACATTTTCTGGTTCTGCAACTGGGATTGGCCCAGTTAATCATCAATTATCCTTTACCTCTGCTGAAACTAATATTGAACAATACTTTATAGGTGTTCTAAGAGCCAAACTTTGGGATAAGAGAGCTAGTAGGTACCTTATTGATGACAATATGCGTGTACGTTGGACAGACGGTGAATTGTACAGTTGTCTTGATAATGCTCGTTTAAAAGTTGGACAAGAACCACCTCAACCAATGAATATTACTTGGGAGCAAGGATTTTCAGAGGCTCATGATTTAATAGTTACTGGCGGTTTTGTATGTGCGTTAGAAGCTGCCGGTGTGTTTGCTCAGTGGAATAGATTTAATTATAATGATGAATTGTCGCTGAATATTGATAGAACACCCTTTTTCCAAAATGCGCAGACATTGAGACAGCAGTGGATATTAGCCATTAAGACGTGGAAAAGAGACTTTATGTGGCACGCTGTCAAGCCGATCGGAATGGCGTCTGGACGATTTCCCATGTACTATCAGAGGACATTATCGCTTCTACCTCACATGAGCAGAGTTTTCTATGGTTAATAAAATCAATCATTTATGAGGTATTAATAGTTTAAACTATGAAAAAAATATGTACAAGATGTAAAATCATTAAGTCAACTGATTTTTTTAATAAAGAGACTAGATCTAAGGATGGTTTTATGTCTATAGAGAGGTTCAAAAAATGAATATGTTTAGGAATACAGTAACAGCTAATTACGAGCATGGCTGTATCTATGCTCCTGTTCCGGATGAACTTAGACGCATACTTTTAAAAGATATTGCGCCTACTATAGATGAAGGGGACCTTTATCCTCAAGAAGAAACTATGAATGGGGTAGAAACTGACACTCATATAACAGTTTTATATGGAATTAATCCTGATAAGGCGTGTAAAGATACTATTAAAGAATATTTTACAGAACCTATTAAAATAAAAAGTTCTGGTAAAGTTGATTATTTTGATAATGATAATACAGTTGCTATTGTACCTGTTGAATCTGAACAGCTAACCAAACTGCATAACACTCTTAAAGAGGAACTTCCAAATAAGGATTCTCATCCAGAGTATAAGCCTCACATTACAATTGCATATATGCAGCCCGGAGTACGCCTTAAAGATGAAGAGGTAGAACCTTTTGAGTGGGAAATAACAAAACTTATTCTCAGTAACCCTGATGGAACTACAGAAGATCTTTACTTAGAAGGTTATGAACCTGAAAAGGAATCTGTTGAGGTTATAGAAGATGTGGCTGATTCTGATAAGGAGTCTAATAACCTTTCCGAAGACGGGACTGTTTACGGTGATCCAATTGTTTTTCTTGGTGGTGAAACCACTGACTGGCGTGATGACATAGTAGAAGAATTTAAGGATACTATGATTTTAATAGATCCTGTTGATGAAGATTGGGAAGCTGAGGTCAATATCTATGATGAAGTAGCTAATATGCTTTTGTCCGATGAAGTCGTATTTTATAAAGGTGGGGAAGGTACTGAACACGAAAAGGAACTTCTTGACAGGCTTGAAAAACCTTATAAAGAGTTTGATGACTTGGGCGATCTTGAAGACTACTTAGAAACAGTAGCATCTGTCTTGAAAACTTCTAAAAATAGATCTTCTGTTGTTTATTCTGACAATTCGGATATATCCAGTATTCAGAACTATATTTCTGATTATTTATATGATACTGATAATGTAAAGCTTATTATTTCTGATATGCTTGGAAAGGATGCTAATAATGTTGTTGTGGAGGGACTTTTAGCTGCTACAGAATCTGATACTTTTGGACAAATTTTGGATGATGTGTTTTATAATACTGATTTTACAAACATCGACAAAGATAATTTAGATGATGAGGCTAATATTATATTGAGAAACTCTTTAGAAGAGTTTTTTAACGGAATTAGGCTTCCAGAGGATTTTTACAGTGCTAATGAATTTGAAATTTGGAGGGCTATTAAAGTACGAGATGTTGAGAGTTTTATAGACGATATAAAACGTGGAGTTTCAAAAAATAAAGAGAGTGATGGATTAGGTTTATACTGGTCTTATAATAAAGAAGGTGCTAGACCTTACCATTCTCTCAGTGACCCTGGAGAAACTATTATTTTGCATGGTATAGTTGGCAAAGAATACGTTGATATTTATGGAACTATATCAGCAGCAGCAGAATTTCAAGGTAGAGATGAATATGAACTAAGAGTGCTTTCTGGAAGTCCTATTAAGTTATTAGACATTACATTGGGTGACGGTACAGTCATACCTATTAAAAACACACTCACAGCCTCAATTACAGACTCTCCAGAGTTCAAAGCATGGTTTGGGGATAGTAAAGTAGTTGATGAGGACGGTAATCCTTTAGTTGTTTACCATGGGACTCATGAATCATTTTCTGAATTTAAGCCCTCGTTTAAATCAGGAGTAGACTCAGAACCAACTCAGCAACAGCTATTCTTTACCCCAAATCCTGAGTTTGCTGGTGGTTATGCATATGCTAAAGGAGCTAATATATATCCAGTTTATTTAAAAGTAGAAAAATTATTTGATAAGGTAGATGAAGACTCTAATGAGTTGGTTTCGTTCAGGAATTACTTGATTAATAATTATGATTTTTCAGAGGATGATGCTTATAATTTTTCAGATGCAATAGCTATCGGTAATTATGATGCTAGAGAATCAAAACAGTTTGTATCTTGGTTGCAGGAAAATGGTTATGACGGTTACACTGTTAAAGAAGCACCAGGACAATCTACTTGGGGTTATGCAGTATTTTCTCCTAATCAAATAAAATCTGCTATCGGAAACACTGGTAAGTTTGATCCAGAGGATGCTGATATACGAGCATCTTTAAATACTATAAAGAAAGCATTTGATCAAGATGGGTATGCGTACAACACTCCATCCGGAATATTTAACGATGTTCGAGATAAATTCCTTGGTAACCTTGGGGACAATTACGATTACTACGACCCAGACTCTTATAAAGGTTTTTACAATACATCACCGCTAATGGTTAAACGTCTTCAAGATATGATGAACATAGGTCCGGGTGAAATAAACGAATCTCCAGAAGGAGACACCTTATCAGAAAAATCAGACGAGGCCGATGATTATGGATCAGTCCCAGTTAGTGATGAGTTAGACGGTAAAGGTTATGATGATTATGTAACTAAGGTTATAAACTCTTTGAAAGATGTGTTATGAATACCGCAATAGCTGTTCAGGAACATTTCGTCCCAAGTTATACTAAAGGACATGAAAGACCAATAAAATTTGGTGTTATACACTTTGTAAGCGCTAAAAATATGGAGGGGTATGAGCAAGATCCTTACAATATGGAAGGCGTCTTAAAGATATTTGATGAGGAAGGTCCAAAATACCAATTTTCATGTCATTATATAATTGATCGTGAAGGAAATATATGGCAGCTTGTTCGTTTAGAGGACACTGCTTGGCATGCTGGAAAATCAGTAATAGCTATTCCAGAGTATATGGAAAATATTAATCATGATTCAATAGGTGTTGAATTGGTTTGTAAAGCTGGAGATAAATACACAACTCCACAATATCAATCTCTTGCTAATTTAGCAGTATTTATTGAAGATTACGTTAATAATCAAAATTTAGGGCATATTGAGCAATGGGTAGGCCATGATTGGATCTCTGGTCAAATAGCCGTAGATCTTGGTATTAAGAAAAAATCAGTTATGAAAGTAGATCCTGGTACATTATTTGATTGGGATGTTTTCTTAAGAGAGAAATATAGAGTAAGATTAGAGAATGAGGTTAGAGCTACAGCTAAACATGATTTTAAACATGAGATACTAAAAGAACTTTCTGTTAAAGAGTGTTTTTCTCTAGCAGTGTCGAAACTCCTGAAAAGGAAATCTAACTAATGGATTTTAAACTTATTGTTAGCCGTCCAACTACTCAAGCTGGTAACTATTTAGTAGATCTTGCTTGGATGCATGTTAGAAATGTTCAAGGTTACAATATTTACCGTGCAGAAGAAAGAAGTGACGATCCTAATGATTGGTATAAAATAAATAGTAAAATAATACAGGTAAACTATTTTCAGGATAGGGGATTTACTGGTGAAGCAGTTGCAAATCAGAAAGTTCAGTGGTTTTATAAAGTTATACCAGTTCTTCAAAATGGGGATGAGTACCCATTATCAAAATCTCTTTCTGAAACCTTTGAAACACCTTTACACGGTATACAACAATTTGTAGCACCCACTATACGTTCTCGAACAAATATGCAGTTAGATCCTACAAGATTCTCAGCTGCTGAAGTTGTTCACTTTCTTGTTCGTAAATGGGCAGGTGAATATTGTGACTGTATAGATGTTCGTACTCGCAAAGTAGATGCAAACTGCCCCTCATGTTTGGGGCATGGGTATAAAGGAGGATTTGAGCTTATAGAGAATGTTTACTGTAGAGTAAGATCAAATCCTAAAAAATTGGTTGGTAACTCTAATGGTATCACTATTGATGAACCTACTACAGGTATTATATCTACTTACCCACGCCTTACAGAGGGTGATATTCTTGTACGTCAACATAATGAACGATTCAGAGTTCGTAATGTAAAACAGAGAAAGATACAGGGGTATATAACTGCCCAAAGCTTTAATTTGGAAAAGATGCAATTATATGATATGGCTTATAGATTCTCAACACCACCTATTGTGGAGCCTACTAGAAGACAGGGTCATAGACATAATAATATTCTTGGAGGTATGTTGTAATGGCTAGTTCGTCATCTTCATCTTCTTCCAGTAGTTTCTCATCCAGTTCTTTTAGTAGCTGTAGTTCTTCAATGTCTAGCTCATCATCTAGTTCATTTAGTAGCTCTCCCAGCTGTTCTTCAGCTTTGGGTGTTCCTAATGAGATTCCTGATTATCTAATTGCTCGGGGAACAGCTGCTGCTGTTAATATTGGTAAAGGTGGGTCATGGCCAACTGTAAGACCTTACAATATTTTGGGTGGTGTGGCTCCACAAGCATATACTACAAGAACAGGTATCGGTGTTGGAAGGGATTATACCGGAACTCCACTAATATATAGCTCAAGTTCTCACAGTGCCAGCTTCAGTTCTTCCAGTTTTAGTAGCTGTTCATCCAGCTTCAGTTCTTCAAGTTTTAGTTCATCAAGCTTCAGTTCCTCATCCAGTTCCTCAGATGAGAACTTTAGTAGTTCTTCAAGTTGTAGTTCTAGCCACAGTTCCAGTTTTAGTTCTTCATGTAGTTCTTCTTCCAGGTCGAGAGATGCGGCAGATACTAATGGGGCCGTGTTTATAACGGATGTGTCCGCAACTGGTGTCGGTAATGTTGGAGATAAGACTTATGAGGATGGGTATACCTTAACTGGATTTTCTACAGATACTGATCTTATAACAGTGGAAGTATTAGCCTTTACTGGGTATTCTCACTATGTACCTAGACTTTCCATAAACGGTAATGATATTGATCCTTCTGATTTAAGTCTTAATTCTCAAGGACACTGGGTAGGAAGTATAGCTATTGATCTTAATGGGGCTTCTGAACTTTCCGCAGAGCATGAGGATAATCCAGAACCTTATACTGTTCCAGTAACTGTGGCTGCTGGTGCGCAAGTCACTGATCTACAGTTTACAGATGGTTACCCAGGTTCTCAAACAGAACTTAAAGAGGGTGATACATTCAATATAACCTTCACTACAGATGTTGCTTGTGATAGGGTAGAGGTTGTTAATTATCAAGCTGCGCAGGCTCAAACAACATCCCTTACTCCAGGAACTAGTCATACAGTTGCTATAACTATTTCTGATAGGGGTTCAGGAACAATTGCTGAACAGACTGTTAGAATCCGTTGTCGAGCAGAATCTAACAATTTCTGGGGTGATTATGTAGTGGCTACAGATTTCCATACAGGAGACGCGTCAGGTACTGTTGAACTTAACAATGACTACCCAGTAATATCCTCAATTTCTCAGGGAAATATTGATTATCCAGCTTCTCAAGAAGCTATTAAAGATTCTGAATCTGTAACTGTTAATCATACAATCTCATTCCCAACAGGTACCGGTACAGTTGCTTACGATTCACCAAATTCACAATTGTCTATTGCTAATTCCAGTACTTATGAGCCTGCCAAGTCAGCTACCCGTATTGCAGGTAACTATAATATATCTATTAATAACTTTAGAGTGGTAGCTACTAAAACTACCAACGCAGCTTCTACTACAAGACAGGCAGTGGTTTACATAGCACATTCTGATCAAGTGATTAACATTAGTACTCCATATACACGACTACGAAGCTCTAATGCTGGAGAATCTTACTCTATAACAATTGCAAGTTCTCAAAGATTAATAGAAGCTCCTACCTTAGATGATTTAGGAGCTGGTGAAGGTACTTGGCAAGGAGCTGGGTTTACAGGGGGACCAAGTAATTGGACAAGATCCATGCTTGTGGCAGACTCTGATACTAAGGGTACTTTTACATTTACTAATCTGTCCTCTACCAACTTGGCAGGTAAAGTTGTAACAGTTATTAATAGTGGTGCGGATTATGTCCTTGGTGGATTTACGCAAAGAACCCTTACTGTAGCTGCTTGGCCAAATAGAGAAGCTTCTATAGGTACGCAGGTTTATGATACTTCCAAACTTGTTTGCGAAAACCTATCTAAAGGTGGAGGTGGTCCCAATGGTGGAACCATATTTACTTATAGTACAGACACAACCAATGAGGTTGATAAGTTTACTATAACAGAACCTACCGGAGTAGCTAATCCAACAGGGAACTTATGGTTCAATAAAGACCAAGCCAATGCTGTCAGTAACACTTCCGGAGAAGCAGCGGTTATACTTGAGGAGACTGTATAATGGCTTTTGAAGATTTTGTAAATACTGAGCTTCCTAAACGAATAGGTTTTTCCTCAGTTCCCGGTAGTGGGAACGCTACTGCTGGTAAAGTTCCAAGATTTACAGGAACTGGTCTTATTATTGAAGAAAGTACGGAAAAAGCAAATAATGTAATAAGGGTTGGGTCTGATCTAACGTGGGCTGATTATGATAACTTACCAGATGCTTTAGAAGCGGCCAATCAGCTATCTAAAGACTTGACTTACCATACAGTACTAATATTAATGGATGCGGGTGATTATACAATTGATAGACAAATCACACTAACGTCAAGTGCTTCTGCCCTCACTTCTATTGTTATACAAGCCTATTCCCCACAAGACGTTCAAGCAGGTAAATATACTAGCGGTGATAGCGTGGTGGCATCTGTCAGAATATCTATTCCCCAAGATACTACCAGTCCAGTTTTCACATTGTCTTACATATCTCTCGAATTTAGAGATGTGCTTTTTGTGTCTATACCAGATGGCCCTGGAGGTGTATTTACTCCAGCAGACTTTGCTATATTTCAGGGAGGTGGTGGGACAACGCTTAGTTTACAAAACTGTCATTTACGATTTATAGATGTTAATTTTGGTGTTTCTACACATCACCTACAATTAATAAAAGGGACTGGTGGGGCTTTTAGGCTTATAACAAATAACTGTTATTTTTATTGGTTCCCTATTTTTAGCGGTGATAGCGGTATTGATAGGTATTTAATTAATATGGATTCTGCTACCCACAGTTATTGGGACGCTACTAATTGTCTCATTAACATAGCTGGAAGTTCTATAAATTTATCTACGGATGTTTTTGGTGTTGCTTGTTTATGTAATATATCTAATGATGACATCCCTTATTATACAATTATAAATAATACGTTCATTGGCTATTTTGGGAACACATTTAATTCCATATTTAATATTATTTATACAAACACCAATGACCACGGTATTGGACAAACTGTGGTTAAGGGTAATAATGTGTCGATGGGACCAAATGATGGGGCAACTCCAAGCGGTGAGGTTAGGTTTTTATATGTTGATTCCCAAGCCAATGATGCGTTTGTTCCGACAACTGTTAATACATTTGTTGCTAGAGAAAATGCTACAGGAACTCAGGTCACATTTTACCCTTATTATACAGGCACCGGCGATACAATAGATTCATCTTATGACAATTTTATAGGCATACTACCTGCAAATTTTATGCAAGGATCTGGGTCTTTTGTATATAATCAGTATCTAGGTAATTCAAAATTTACGCCGACTACTCTTGCGCATTGGTTGATAACTCCTGACACCCTACAAAAAGCCCTAGATTATTTAGCCCAACAGAAAAAAGGCATAGCCATTTCTGAATACATAGAATATACATATAACGGTGATGGTACGATAGCCACAGCAACGAAATACACAGACAGCGGAAAAGGAACATTGGTGTCAACGAAGACATTTACGTATAATGGTAGTAAGCAAGTTACTACTGAGGAGACAGTGTATGTCCAATTAAGTATAACAGAAACAAAAACGTATAGTTACTCAGGTGCAAATTTAACCTCTGTAGAATCGGTTTTAACATAGAAAGATTGCTATGACAACTATAACACTCAGAAAGGCTGGGGCAGCAATACCAGGAGATTATACTACTTTAGATGATGCATTTGTTGCCATAAGCGTTCTTGTTAGCCAAATGGGTGGGCTAACGGATCACGTTACGCTTAATGTACAAGGCGGTGAATCTTTTGGCGTAATCAATCAGTACTATAATCTCACTGGTGATGATTTAGTGTTTAATGATTTTAATATTACCATACAGACAGACCCAAGTGAACGCAGCACCCCCGCTACATTAGTTGGAAGATTTTATGAACGATCAGTAAACTCGGCCATACCGAACACAACTGCAGTAATTTCCTTTGACAACCTTGTACTTGAAAATGATTACACTTTATGTGAGATAAATAATGGAACATCTGGTGCTATTTGGCCAGTGTATAATAATTGTTTGATTTACTTGACCAGCAGATACATATTTATTGGTGGACCATCGTCACAGACTGAAGGCGGTTTTAATAATTGTTCTATATTTATTGTTAAGAACGAAGCTTCCATCATTCTTGGAGAATCACCCCAACAGCTTATACGAATTAATAATACGTTATTTTGTGTTTTTAGAGATACTGATATTGCTATTGATGCTTCATTAGAATATTATTTAGACAGTTGCACATTTTATAATTACGGTGCAGGAGACGTAACACTGTCATTTATAAATCCCGCAACAAATTCTGTCGTTGATACAGATCCAAATCTTACAGACCAAGTTATTCAAGCATTATCAGATACACTGTCAGTTATGTCAGCAAGAGCAGCAACTCCGACGGAATTATCAGAAGCAATACTAGCTAATGCAGCTTCGGGTACAGCAACAGATGAAGATATAATAGGCACCAGCCGTCCACAAGGCGCAGCTCCAGACAGAGGAGCCTATGAGCTTGAAATAACTCCGGTAACAGATGAAGAAAGATTAAATAATGTACAGGCTCTAATATATGCAAGATTTTAATGGTAGGTTATGCAAGAAGAAAGTTTAGATAATACAGCATCACATATTGACTACATAAATCATAATAGGTCAATAATCTAATTACATAAAAATGTTTAAACTAGATGTTAATATTGATAAAGACTCTGTATATAAAGCTATTAGACATAATATTACCCAAACATCTAAGAATCTAAAAGAATATAAAACTAAGACGTTTTGGGTAAATATTGATAATAATAAATATAACATTAGATACGATATTAACAAAGATGACTCTATAAATTTATATGTACTATTGCCAGATATTTCTGATGATGAACTTATAATTCCTAATCTAGTTTTAGATTTGAGCGGACTTCTTTTACCAGAATCCATGTCTATTGATGATATTGAGCATACATCAATAAAAGAACCTGTGTACAAACCTTATAAAGAGTTAGGCTCCTCAGACCTTCCAGAAAATATCTTAAAGAAGATACTATCTCACATAAAAGAAAAAGGTCTGTTAAATCTAATAAAAAATCAAAGTTTTTAGTCTAAAAAGTATATACCCAATTCAACACCACATACAAGGGTAGGGGACTATAGTGTCTCTAATTGGAGAAATATGGCAGCAAGAACACGTTTTACAGTAGCAATTGAGGATCGATACACCAGGTACGGTCAGGAAGACCTTACCCTACATCTGTACGAATACCCAATAACTGTTAATAGCGATTATACCATAACAGGTACCCGAGCTACTGATTCTGATGGGGATACGATATCAGCTACAGAAGAGGGTGATGGACAGTATACTTTTGCCGATGTTTCTTATGGGACTTATGTAGTGGTGGCTTATAGAGCCGGACTTCGTCCTCAGATAGTAACTGGTTATAGTAGATTTGTTGTTTTACCAAAATTAGGTGGGGACGAATTAGCCTGTTCTGAGAATGATAGCACTACTTTAAAAGATAAGATAAATTCGATTATTACATACATATTGGCAAATGATAGTGGCTGGTCTGGAACACCTCCTACGGAGATTACCTAATTTATGGCTATTAATCAATTTCCAGCCAGTGGATTAGCTGGAGATACTTTAGTAACTAAAATAAACACTACTGGAGACGATCGGTCAGATGTTAATAATTATTATAGCACCACTTTCATTTTTGGTCTGTCCTATCAGGTATCTGATTACTTAATAACAGTTCTTCAAGATTATTTTCAATCCAATGATCTTACTAAGGCACTCAATACGAGATTAGGTAAAGTTCATAAACAAGTAACAGTTTTAGATGAATTTACTCCTGATACTATAGGACTTCCTCAAATTGTTGTTAAATCAATGCCTGCCGAGTCTATGCCGATAAGTTTAGGTAATCGGATAGGTAAAGATACTTATGGTGATGAGATATTTGATGTATATGGCGGTCAGGTGCTTATGAATACAACATTGGAGATATACGATTCTGGAAAATCCAGTGTTCACGAACTTGCCGATTTGGTATTCTTAGGAATTATGCAGTATATCCCTAATCGTTTACAAACTAAGCAAATGATTATTGATCAGGCTAGGATACGTTTTGCAAACGCTACTCGGGTAACCGGAACAAATGTGGGTGGAGAAGTTTATAGAATACCTCTAACACTTCCTATCCGATCAGAGTGGCGTCAATATATGAAGATTAACACTGTGGATATAGACACTATTAGAAATGTCCCAACTCCACCTGAAACTTCGCTGAAATAATTACTGTAAAGGAGACTTTATATGCCCTATCAAAAACCCTCAGTACTTACGGAACGCACAGGTCTTCCTGGAACTCCGTTAGGAAACACAAACTTTTTTATTCCGGCAGTTATTGCTAAGACATTGGGTCGGACAATGTCAGTTGCTCGTACAGCTAACAATTCGGGTGATGAAGAAAATATCTACATCAATGGTCAAATGGTTCAGGGTGGTGACACTCTAAACTATGACAAGATAACCTATAACAGTGCTACCTACAAGACATCTGCTATTCCTCGCCTTCCTGTTGTTGAAATATTATCAGTGTCTACTGATCACAACAACCCAAATAAGCGTGAATATTTAGAAGGCACAGACTTTACAGTTGATAAAACAACTGGCATTCTTAATTTTACTGGTGCACCTACTATCTTTCCTCCTGAATTTGATAGTGTTACTGAAAGTACTGGCGGGTCTATTGCTGCTGATACTTATGACATTGCTATTGTTGCTAGAGATGCTAATAATAATACGACAATAGCTGCTACTACACAATTGGCAGTTGCAAGTGGTTCCGCATCCATTATTGTTAAATGGGGTAAGGTTCGTAACGCTAACAATTACCTTATTTATGCAAAACCCAGTAGTGGTACTGCTGCTCAGTGGGCATTGCAGACCCCAACTCCGGCAACTCTTACTGGAACAACTGTGAGTGCTACTCTTACAGCTGCAATATCAGCAGGTGCTGTAACACTTCCTTCGAGTAATACCACTAAACATACTCCCGCTAACGGTGATTATGTTTATGTTACCTACACTTATTCTTCTTATACTTACAATTCTCCTCAAAGATTCTTCGATACTGAAACTGTACAACAGTATCACGGTATTGGTTCAGAAATTTCAAATGCTGCTCGTCTCGTTATGGGGCCTGCTGGAGTTGGAAACGCTGCTGGGTCAATGTATGCGGTTGCTCCTCAAGTTTCTACAGGTGAAATTACTGGTTTCCAAGACGCTATCGCTGCTTGCGAATCTATTCAAGAACTTGTCCTTATCTCAACCTCTTCTTCCAGTGACACTGTGAACGAAACTTTAGTTGCTCATTGTGAAGATATGAGTTCAGTAGAAAATGCTAAAGAACGGTTCTGCTTTGTCAGCACTACCTCTGATGTAATGGCTGATACAAACGTATCTACACTTACTGATAAACTGTTAGCTCTTAACGGTTCTAATCGCTGTGTATATGTTGTTACAGATGGCGGTAAACCTCATGTGGATTCTTGGCAAAACACTGTTGATAAATATAACAGTATTGCCGGTATTACAGATACCACGCCTTATACCTTGAATCAGGCAGTCGATGGTCCTTGGCATGCAATCGCCACTATGGGCATGGTTGCTAATTTGTCAGACCCTGCCGTTCCTGCTACAAACAAACAGGTTTATGGTATTTCTTCCGGAGAAGAAGGTAGTGTTGCTTTGTGGACAGATACTCGCAAAGACACCATTGCTGCCGCAGGTGGATTAGTTCTTGAAGACCGATTCAATAATTTGTTTGTTCGTCACGGACTAACACTTTCTCAGGCAAGTGTTGAAGATTCTGAAATGTCCATTGTCATGGCAGAAGCTTATATGGCTAAAGTTCTTCGTGATAACCACTCCAAGTTTATTGGTAAGAAACTTACTGACACATTATTAACAGGTGTTAATAAGACTGTTAAGGACAGTTTGAATGCACTTGTCCGTGATCAGATTATTCGGAGCTATACAGATCCGAGTGTTCAGCAAGATACTACCAATCCTACTTGGGTGTATGTGCGTTTCAATTATAAACCAATCTACCCAACAAACGTTATTAAGTTTGAATGGGGTTTTGACATTGCAGGTTAATGCTGAACTAAATAAAGGAGATAAAACATGGCAGGAATAATTTCTGACCAAAATAAAGTTGGGGGAGTTCCGCAGTCAGCGTCAAAATACGTTGCGATGTCAACTTGTTTTGATGTGTTCTTTGACGGGGACGCTCACATCGGGTTTCTTAATCAGGTAAACATCAACCATAGCAGAACCGTTACTCAGATTCGACACCTTAATTCTGTAGATGCTGGTATTGCTGTTGATACCGTGGTGACACCAGATGCACCTACATTAGGCTTTAACGGTTTCTATGTGTACTCTAATACTGCTAATACTGAAGATTTAGGTACTAACAGAGCCGGAGCAACTATTGATGCGGGTGAGATTGGTGTCGGTGCTTCAGCTGGACGTATTGCGGGTATTCAGCTTCTTATGTCGCTTGACCAACAAAATATTCCATTTGATATTGTTGTTCGTCACTCGTACCCGTCCACAGTTAGCAGTGCTCCAGGATTCAAAGTTACTGAATCAGATGCGGCTAATGGTAATATTGTTGGTGTGTACAAGAATTGTACACTGAGCAGTATGGCCGTACCAATTAACTTGGGTAACGCAGCTGTAGCTGATAATGGTAATATTTCTGTAGGTTATGTAGCCAGTAACGTGTAGAGTTGGGATAACTCTACCGCCTAAAATTGTTATAGGAAAGGATGACCCATGGCTGGTAGTATTTTAGCTGAACAGGAAAATAGAAAAGCTTCTGATATATTATTTGATCTGACTCCTGAAGACGATAAACAACTTCGGGAGTCGGATCTCCTTGATCTTGTCAATTATGGTCAACTTCAGGAACCTATTCAGGTGCTCGGAACTAATGGTAAACAGTACACTGTTGAAATGGCCATATTATGGGATGAAGATCATATAGATTTATTAAAAAAGACTACTCAATACTCTTCTGATGCACTTCTTCGTGTCAGGGTTATGAGGCGGCTAAAGCTTCATAAATCTATTCAATCCATTGATGATAGAGATTACAGTGATGAGTCTAATATTCCTGCTCAGAGAGAGCTTTGGGCAATACTTTCTCGTATGTCAGATGCCCAAATAGAATACTTAGATGCTAAATATTCAGAAAAAGAAATGCTTCGCAATATGCATGTTATGGAAGCTATTGAACAGTTAAGTGATATTAAGAAGCCTGCTCCTCAAGAACCTGTGATTAAAGAGGAGCCAGAAGCACCTTCTCAAGAAGAACCTGTAGATGATCCTCATACAAAACTATTTAAAGAACATTCTAAAGGCAGGGAGAAGCAGGAAGCTGAATTAGCAAACGCATTTTCAGAAGCAGTTGAGGGTACTACAAAACCTAAAGCTGATGATACTATAGATAATGAGGGTACAGTAGATGTTCCATCTGTAGGTAGTCCGAAACAACAACCTTATACTTCATAAGGAGACATAGACTTGTTACCTAAAGCAGGGTATACAGAATTACCTATTAACACTATCGATAACAAAGAACTACTAATGCAGTTCAAAGTTATGAAGTCTTTGGGTTATAAAAGTTTATTTGATCCGGGATTTCGTAGAGAGATGCGTAATCCTGTTAGACGGTTTTTGTACTATAAACTGATAGTTTCTGAAGAAAACGAGTCTAGGAAATTTAATTCTGAATTATTAAAGTCTATGACAGATAGGCTTTCATTTTTTATAGAACCGGAACTGTACCGTAAGCTTAAAGATGAGGAATCAAAATTGGAAATGAAAGATCCAGATACCTCTAAGCAATTAGTGTCTAAGCATGAAAAAGTTATGCGAGATTATGAACGTTCAAGATTATCCGAATCTGATAAAAAAGCAATTTCTAAAATATTAAAGAGATCTTAATATATGGCTGAACAACCATTAGGAAGTATTAACGTAGGCGCAGATGATGACACTATACAATTGTTAAATGACATTGTACAGAGTTCTATGGAAATTGCGGATCACATGTCTAAAGCCGGTCAGAGTAACGAGAAGTTATTAGACTACATGAAAAGTACCAGTACAGAGCAACGTGACATGCTTATGAATATGGTAATGTATAGAGAAATTACTAGTCAGATAATAACAAATGCCCAACAAGTATCCAGACTTACTAAGGATTCTTTAGACACTCAGAAAGAAATTACAAAAGAATTACAGAGTCAAACAAACGAGCAGGATAAACAAAAAAAAGATTTACCCACTAAAAGTACTGATAGCAGTGCTAAAGCGTTATCAAACGTACAACGTGCAGTTAAAGACCCTGTAGGGGCTTTATTCGGTCAACTAGAAAAAATAATTCCACCTGGTATTGGCAAACTTGCGTTAGGTATTGGTGGTGTCTTAGCGAAAGAGGCTGCAAAAACAGTTAGTATGATGCGTAGCATTACCCGTACAGGTGGTATGGGTATGGATGAAGGTGTTGGTGGGTCGTCTAACGCTTCGCAAATAAGAAAAAGTATGCTATGGGCAAGTTTGCCAATACCTTTTATAAAAGAAGCTCAAGGGACTGAAGAAGAACTCACCCGTGGTGCGGGTACTATGTTTGGGTTGGGTGGTATTAGAGGGGAAGAACTTGTTAAAGTTTTTAAATGGCTTCCAGAAGCTGCTTACGATGCTGGTGTTGGGTTTGAAAACGCATCTAAGATGCTTAGTAATATGAGTAGGACTACACACAGAACATCTGATGAGATGGAAAACATTTTTGGAGCTATAGCTAATAGTGCTAGAACTGCTGGAGCAAGTACTAATGAGTGGTTTAGTATAATAGATTCTACTGTTAAAAAATCAGCGCATCTTGGAGGATCTTATGAAGAAATGAATCTGATCCTTAAAGATCTTTATCCAGCTATAAGGCATAATCGAATATCAGCAGAAGATCTTACTGCTGAATATGTTAAATTAAAATCTCAAAGCGCTACATATGCACAAATACAAGAACATCTGACGAGTGTTATTGGGGACGCTATATATAATATTCGAGGATCGGTATCCATACGAAAAACAAGAGATGCTATAGAGGAATCCATTTTAGAAACATCTAAAGGTGGTTATGAAGAGGCAAGAGAATTTGCTTCTAAAGGCTTAAGAGATTTTGCGTTAAAAGTTGATGAGGGTACTCGTGATTTAGGTGCTTTAAAGAGCGCTATGAAACCCTTAAGAGAGCAATTTAATCAATCTTCCGAATCAGCAGCTGGATGGGTTGACACTGTTGAAGAATCTGCCCGTAGATGGGGTGGGTCGGGACCTGAAGCTGTTAAGGCTATGATGGATATCTCTAAATCCTATTTAGCAGTAAGTAAAGATGCTGAAAAATCATTAGCCGCTGGGGCAGAGGTTACTGCTAAATTCACTAAAGCTGTCGCAGATGGTGCTACGACATGGCCAGAAGTTACTGGTCTAATGAAAGAATACGCTGAAAATTTTAATATGCTTCCTGGCGAGACTTCGGCATTGGTAGATCACTTTATACGACTTGGTAAGGCTGTCGGTGAACCAACATCCAAAGTCGCTCAATGGCATCAGGCTATGTCTACCGGTATTCGGGACATGTTCGACGATCCTAAAAAAGCATCAGATGAAGCTGCAAAATCTCTAAATATGATTGGAGGTATGATTGCTAAGGGTCAGATTGATCCTGGAGAATACGCAAAAATAATGCGTACTCAAATGGATGTTATGCAAACAACCGGTTCTGAAGCAAGTGTCCAATTTGAGACATTAGCAAAAATAGTTAGTAATACAAATGTCCGATTTTCTGAATTAGCTTCACAATCTGAACAACTTTCAAAAATAAACCGTCAATATGGTTATGACCAACAAGCGTCAAATGCCTTATTAGTATCATTTAATGAACATCTCCGTACAGGCTCAGTATCATTGCAAGATTTAGGGACTATTATGAAAGGTCCTGGAGGTGCTAGTGAAGGTATGCGTGGTTTAATGTTATCCCAATTAAAAACCGCAGGGGGAGTATTAGGTAAAATATTCAGTAGTGCCGGAACATTGGGTGGAGTTGACGTCCTTATCCCACAGTTTATGGAATGGGCAGGGAACAAAGATGCAAAACCTTCTGAAGCACTATTACAGGCAGCCGGTGGGAGTATGGCTGGTATATCAAAAAGTGAAGCGTTGTCTAGTATGGGTCAACTAATGTCCTCAAATGTTCAAGGTATGATCCAACAAGGCGGAGGTTCATTAGCAGATCAGCTTGCAATGTTTAAGAGAATGTCTGGTTCCATATTTGACTCTAATATACAATCTTGGGGTTCTGGGTTACAGTTTATATTAGATTCTTTTTTACAGGGTGGTGGTGGCGGTATTAATATTAAAGACGTGTTACCAGACGCTGCTAAAGCTGGTGACAATATGAAAGTCAGTGTTAATAAATTTGATACTTCTGTAAAGAACTGGAATAAAGGTTTGGGTGATAACCTTAAAATTGCTCAACAAATGGCTGCTGATGCCTTAGAAGCTTCCAGGAATTTTCGTAAATTGCAAATGGTTGAGACATCTGCTCTAAGAACAATGAATCAATTAGAAAAGGTGGCGTCTAAATTAAATGGGGTTAACACGATTCATGTACCTGATAATGTGCGTAATATGAACTTTTAAAAATAAAATATTATGGCTAATTTAAAAGATAGAATACAAGCACCTGATTTTGGAGTTAGAGAAATATTTTCTCGTATGCATACTATGCTTATAATGCCATTGTCTAGAGTATTGAATATGTTTGGATCGTCTTCTAGTATTCCTACAGATGATCAGTTTATAGAGAAGAATGGTAAAAAAGTCCTTAATCCGGAATATGCTAAAAACACAGCTGCATTTATTGGTAAGATTTTAGCAACCAACGTCCTCACTTCTACAGCACAGTCAGCCAGTACGGCTTTAGAAGCCGTGGTTGCTGAGGCATTATTCGTATCTGGTAAGATGTGGTACTATAAATTTTTAATAAACCCTCAGAATATGCGTATGAATCACGCAAAGCTTCAAGCTATTAATGAAGCATCTGATTTAACAATTATCAATACTTATAGAAACACTGCACCAACATTGTCTTTTTCTGGGGTGTCTGGATGTACGTTACCTAGAGATTTTATGAGATTGTCTGGATCTGCGACTAAATTACCAACAGAAACAATGGCTAGGTACCCTAAATTGTCTACAGCTTGGATAAAATTTAGGCAACTTGAATATTTTTATAATCAGGTTAATAGTGACATTGTTATTGCACATGATATGGATATATATGTGGGTAAATTTGTTAGTTTTAACTATTCTCAAGATGCTGAAAATCCTTGGATAATAAATTATGAAATGCAGCTCCGCATATACCCAGATATGATGGTACATACAACATCACAGTATGAGTTTTCTAAATTTTTTAATGCTATGGTTTCAAGATATGGGCATCAATTCTCTTCAGACTTTGAAGGTAAATCAAATATTCCGGATACTAACTCAAAAGCCGCATATAGTCAGGCACCTGACTATGCAAGTGCTTAGGATTTACAATGGCAAAGAACGCAACTTCTGAAAGACAAAACCCAAATGCTAGAGTGTTAGCCTATATAAAGGATCCTGTATTTGGTAATAATAGAAGATTTGTAGAGATATTAGGGTTTACACAGATTAATACAACACTTTCTAATAGTGGTCAAGGAACTGCCACAATAATATTTCCAAATTTTAAAAGCTCTCTAATGAGGTATATCTCTGATGATGCGATAAAAGAATTTAACAATTTGTATACTGGACTATCTAACACTAATGACAAAGCAAAAGACTTTATGACCACACTATCAAAAAAAGGACGGTCAAACTTTTTTCATGATATTTGGAACGATTTAGTCATAAATAAATCAGAATTTGATCCTATTTCTTATGATAAGGGTAATTTTAAAGATTATAACAGATCTGGAGGATCGCTTTCTGAAGATACTAGAAATGTTTCAAGTGTTATTCGTGAAGGTATTGTGTACGCATTACCATTTCTTGACTTGTTTGATCCTATATTTGTAGACTACAAAGGTCAGGATGGTTTTTGGTATGCAGGTTTTACGGGAGTTGTTTCCAGAGTAGGTGATAATTGCACAAAGACGGGCGACCAGAGTCTTACAATAGGCTGTAGAGATTTATCTGCATTATTAGACAACGTATCTTTAGTGAGTGGTTGGAATAGATTTTCTAGTCAAGAGGCAGCATCTCCTCTAAGAGAATTTGTGTATTCAACTGAGGCTAACTTACAATCTGCAAAAAATGCTGCATTTCAAAATATATTTGGTGCTGAAAAATTTAAAAGTGTAGTGGATATAATACTTGAGATAGTAAGGACTGCACAAGAACTTTGGACATTAGAAAAATTTGGAGATACTGTAGGTGTCGAGGCTTTTAGATTTGATACTTCTAAAGTGTACACCTATAACGGTATTTCAAGCAGAAGGGGATCTACTCAATATGCTGGTGGAGACTTTGACATAGATTCGTTTCAGTATATAGACTCTGTAGAAAATATGAATCCCGAAAACTTTATTAAACCATATGGGTTAGAGACTAGAAGTTATATGTATGACAAATCTTCAACAAAGTCTGACAGAGGGCAAAAGAAGATTTTTGTAGATCCTCTTATAAGGGAATTTGATAATATTTTTATACATAAACTTTTATCAAAGGGACTATCCCTTTATAAGGATTCTCTAAAATCAGCAGATGAGATTATTTCAGATATAGTAGCAAAGATGTTTGCTTATAAATATTTCGATGCTAATGGAAATATGATCATAGAACTTCCAAAATACAACGCTTTCCCTAACTTAGAAAAATATGGTGGTAGGAGTACTGCTACAGCTATACGACATAGGCAACCGCCAAAGAATGATAAAACACCCCCTAGAAACATAACTGCTTTTGTAAGTGGTCCCCCAATTCCAACTTTGTATGGATTTGCCAATAATAATGGTGTTAGAAAAACGAGTGTGGAAGAATTAAAAAAATTAAATAACTATCCAAATAATACAGCAGTATTTAAACCTGTTACTAGAAATGGAAGAAACACCTATCATCTAATACCTGGTGCTGAAGTTATTGTTGGTAAAGAAACCATAAACTCGTCAATAGATCCTTTAAAAGATTTTAAAAATGCTACTGTAGAACCGAAAGAAGTTATTAACCTTGATTCATTATCTGATGGACCGGATTATGTTTGGAATACGGTACTATTTCATGGTAAAAATTATATATTAACGCATGATGATTTTATAAGTTTTAATACTTCTATTGATGAGGCTCCGTTAGTAACTATAACTGCTACAGATGCTGTATTTCCATATTTAGAAAAATCTAGTGATAATCTCTTATTCTCAACAGCAGCTATGCACGGCGTATCTGTGGCAGATTTTGATACATTGGCAAAATTAGGTGTTAGAAGATACCAAACCCAAAACATCTATAATGTGCGGTGGCCTAATAATGTAGTTGGAGCTAGGGTATTATCTTATCAGTCAGCAGCTGTTAGGGAACGTGTAAATTCTCAAGCAGACAGTGGGACAATTCAACTAAATCACAGACCTGAACTACAAGTTGGCCGCACATTTATAAATCCGTTACGAATGAAGTCCTACATGATTATGGGTATTACTAATTCATGGTCACAGGGAAGTATTCATAGCACTACATTAAATCTTTCCTATGGGCATCCGATGCATAAAACATTAGAAATGCCATGGACAGCCATATTTGCAGAACCAAGTGCTTTCGGGTTTGAAAATGGGATTGCTTCTTTTAATACCATAAATCCTGTAAATAGTCAGGGTGAGATAAAAAGCAACGATATTCTTGAGGAGGCTTCTCCAAATGTTTAGTGCTTCAGAAGCTTTTAGCAATGTTATAATGCCTAATAACATAACTTTAGAAGAAGGCACTATTAGAGGTAGGAACTTTATTGCTGTAGATGGACTAACAGAAGATTTAGGTGCAGCTGAAGTTAATGGTCCTGAAGGCAATAAGGGGCAAAATATTTGGGATGGTACATACACTGTAGAACTTGATCGAGGTATTGGTTTAGATTCGGTATATCATATAACAGATTTTGGTTTTGCTGCTCAGAGTCAACGATGCCTAAATTGGGGTGATAGAGTAGTTATTGCTTGGATGAATAGATTAAATGTTCAAATCCCAGTTATATTGGATGGGTGTACTATTGACACATATAATAAGCAGTTGTTTAGTAAATCTCACTTGTTAGATAGCGGTGAACGTATTATAAGAAGTGCAATGGCAAACTCACCAGGAGCATTAGGTGACTACCCCTTTGCAGATAATCAATATGATAAATCTTCACAATCTGAAAGTACATTAAATGAAGACACGGGTAGGATTATTCAGTACCCCGGTGGAGAAACCTTTTTTGATAAGTTTGGTCGAATAGTATCATTATCACGAAATCCGGAACATGAATTTTTAACAACTATGGGTCGTATAGATAGTGGTCAAAATGATGTATCAGACCTCACAACTATTTCTGAACAGGACTCTTATTATGATGATGTCCAAAGTGACGAGTCAAATTTAGCTAACCAGGAAGAACCGTTTGCTCCCCAAGCATTAAATCTTGTTCAATACCAACAGCGGGTAAAGCAATTTAAAATTGCAGGAGATAAAGATCCTAACAGAACTGTTAGTAGGGGATTACTCCCAAGATTTGACAAATGGAAATTTGTACCAGTAGTTATTCGTAAATATTCAGAAAATTCAGATGGGCAGACAGAGTCTGGAACAACTTACTCTGTAAAGCAGGATCGTGCCCAAACAATTATAGGCCCAACAGAAACTACTTATGGATATGTAAATACTATTACTGATTCTGGTGATTTAAAAGAATTCATACCCAGACACGTTAATAGACGTATTGTGGGAGACAATCTTACATTTGTTGGTGGTAACGATGACTTTAAGATAAAGACCACGATGCTTCTTTCAGACGGTTCTGTAAATACTAAAAACTGGGTACATAGAGAATATTTATCAGACGGAACTGCAAGACTCAGAATAAATGAGGACACCTCTGCAGGAACAGCTACTTATGACAATAAAGTTTCTCCAGATGGTACTGTTGAGACGTATATAAAAGCTGGTGGAGGTTCAAGTTCTGATTACAATTTTAAATTAAAAGTTTCTCCGGAAGGTTCTGTAGAATTAGATTCTAAATCTAATTTAGATCTTAAACTTACTGGTAATATTAATGTTATAGTTGATGGAGATGCTAATGTGACCGCAGGTGGGACAGTGTCTATATCTGGGGCTTCTGTTGAATTAGGAGATAATCCCAATAAACAATTATGTGCAAATTTACCTAATTGTTTATTTACCGGAGCGCCCTTGGCTGTTGGTAACACAAAAGTGAGATGTTAGTATAACAAATAATGGGTAATTTAAAAGATTCTATAGTTAATGAACTATCTAGCATTGATTGGGCTTCTTTAGGAACGTCTCAATGGCAGGACTCAGCCTATGAGGCTGTGGCTAATAGTATTTATAGCTATGTTTCTGATACAGATACTAATGCGACTATAGTCTGCACAGTTACTGGTGTTATCACACCTCCAACACCTCCTTCACCATATTCTGGATCCTGTACGGTTGATATTACATACCTTAGCGCATCTGTGTTAAAAACTTCTTTATTGAGTTCTATTTCTACAGGATCTACAGTACCCGGTGCCGGGATACCACTTTTCTTTTCAGTGTTAGCTACATGGTTAGCTGCACCGGTAGCAACCATAACGGGATGGGATCCATCATCTATAGGAACCTTAAGTGGTGCTGGTGTAGTTACTTTTCCGGCAATGGCTGCTCAAGGTCCGTTATGTCAGACAGATATGTTAAATACAAAACCGACCAGCTTTGAAGATTCTTGGTCTATTTTGGAACCTTATATTGTAACAGGTTTATCTGGAACTATTACAGTACCCGCCGCTGCCGGTGTTGTTGGTACAGCATCATTTACTGGATCAGCTGCTGGAACAATTAATTATAACTAAGGCATAGACATGGCATCACCTAAAAAATATTTTCAGTTAGTAAACTACGAAGGACAGAATCCTTTAGAAATACTTTTTGGGGATTCTACATCTAATCCAGAAGATTGGCGTTATTGTGATTGGGATCTAGATGGTAATGGTAAATTAAAAGTTATTAGGGATCAAGATGCTGTGGTTCAGACAACACTTAAGAATGTATTTACGGAAAAACAACCGAATGGACTAGGTACTAATATATACTCTTTAATTGGGGAGAAGGATATATTAGTACGACGAGGTAGTTTATTTATGGATATTAGTATGGCCATATTAGCAAAAAAACTACTAATAGATGAACAGGCTGAAAAACAGAATCTTGAAGGTAACGACTTAATAAATACTATGGGTAAATTAGTTGTTACAGAAGATCCTAGTGATCCAACCAAGAGTAAGGTTCAAATGTCTATACGAACACAGTCTACTACCGATGTCCCAATCTCGGTAGTGTAGGAGATTTTTAAATGAGAAGCCTAGCCAGTATAAAACAAGAAATAGTAGACTCCATTCTGGATCTTAGATCAGATGTCAGGTTAGTTGCCGGTGATACAGAGTATGACGTTGTTGTAGATGCTCCTTCAAATGAGTTTTATCGTTATGAAGTGTTATTGGAGTTAGAAGACCGTACCCGTAACCTTACAAAATTTATATCAGTAATTAATGATACAGCATTTAAGACTTCTTTAGCATCTATTTTAGGGTTCAAACAGGATGGGACACCCTATTCTATTGATGATGTTGATGATTTACTATCTGCTCGATTAGACGCTTATGTTAGTGATTGGGGAATTACTAGAAATTCAGGAACTGCCTCTTCCGGAAATGTTACCGTATTCTTAACAGATGCCGCTCCGGTATCTTGGAATAACGGCACAGAATTTATCAGTAAATCTGGACTTAGCTATTACCCAACAAGTTCGGTATCTGATGTCGTCCCAACATTTAATTCAAGTTTGGGTCTGTATTATGTAAAAATACCTATCCAAGCAGGGTCCACAGGATACAGTACCAATGCAGTTGCCGGATCAATAACAACTGTTACCCCTAAACCAACAAACTTTTCATATTGTTCTAATCAACAAGCCATTAATGGAGGTACAGACATAGAATCTGATTTAGATTTAATAAACCGTGCTCAGGATGTGTGGACACAAAGAGTGAATGGATCCAAAGCTGCTTTTGAGAGAATTGCTGAAGCTGAATCTTATGTAGATGATTCTATAGCTTTGGATGAGGATATTGATGATGAATCAGTTTATATCGGATCGGTGTGTGACGTCTTTACACAATTTTCATCAAATGATACAGAGCTTATAGAAGAGACTATGTATTGGCCCGGAGAGGCTAATAATGCTGATGAGGAACAGTTTGATTTCATACCTAAGAACCAACCTATGATTTCAACAATAACTCCGACAATATTTATATACACACTTGGAGGCACTGAAGAACAAGTAGTTCCTGATGGAACCAATACAGTTGTATCAATTGTTCAGGATACTAATACATTTTCTGGATCTCCTAAAGCCAATGATAAGATTAGGATAAAGATGGCTTTAAACACTTCAAGTTATCAGCGTAAATTAAAAGTTCTTTATAACTATGATAGGAATCCATATAAGCTTCAAAGTGTTTTTGATGATACTGAAGAAAAGATGATCGGTCCTTCAGTTCTTGTTAGAAAAGCCGCAGATATTCCTATTAGAGTTATTGTCGAGATTCAAACAGCTTTTGGATACGCAGCTTCAGATGTTCAAGAAAATGTTTCTGAAAACATATCTACATATTTTAATGGAGGTACCACAACATTTGGTCGTCAATATGCTAGAAAACAGATTGGTGAGGATATTACTCATTCTGACATTGCTGAGATAATTCTACGCACAGACGGTGTAATTTCTTATGATAGAGATACCTTTTTTGTTGTAAATACTGTTACTGGAGACTTAAGTGACCCCTCCACTATTCTAAGTAATCAATACGCTTCGTTATATGATGTTTTATTTGAATACAGCGCAGCCAATCTTTCAAACTTTACAGCCTCTTCTGGCGGAATTTAATTAAGGAGTAGTTGCTATGCCTACCCTATACAGAAATTATACAGTAGTTGTCCAAGATTCGGATAACTATCTACCTAAGAATGATTTAGAACTTCTGCTATATGAAGGTCGTATTGAGATAAAACCAGACCCTACTGCTGGTGGTGATAATGCTGTTTTTCAATATGGTACTGTTACGAAAGCTACACGGGTAGTTGATGAAGACGGTGCTCAAGTGTCAGCAACTATTGCAGATGCTACTCTAAGACCGGGCGAATACGATTTTGAACGTCTTAATTTAGATGGCACAACTTCTGGTAATTTAGGAACTACTTTATATAGTGTTGTAGCAAGACCATCATCTGACAGTTCTTTGGGAAGTTTTCAAAGAGCAGCTGTTATTGTTGATAGAACGGACATCAGTGATCCAAACTTAAAACAATTGGTTAAAGCTTCTTTGGGTAGTACTGAGTCTATTTCAGATAACTTAGCATTTGCAGGTGGCACTGTTCTTTCAGAAGAGTTTGGCGGTTCTTCCGATGAATCAACAATGTATTTAAAATTAACAAGTCTTCCAGATACTATATCAGAACTTGTGGAAGAAGTTTCAGTTGTTCCTGCGTATGCAGACTCTGGTCAAAACCTTAAACTTGTAGCTAGGTTTAATGTTTTTTACTCAAGTGCTGATGGTTCAGAATACATTGTTTGGAATAAAGTACCGGCTTATAAAACATCCGATAATTCTTGGGTTATAAAACTTACTGACGATGCTTATAATATATCCAGATCTAACGACTTTGGATCTGATGGTGGTGAGATAGCTCTTAATGGGGTTTGGACAGAGTTTAAGATTGCTGTTAATTATGACACAGACAATATACATGTAAGAAGTTTTGATAATGTCCCAGGAACCACTATTCCAGCTGCCAATTCTATAAAAGAGAAAACTGTTATTCATGGTTTTGTAGATGGTAGTGGTAATAGAATTGCAGGTATTGGTAATTGGACATATTCAAGTGCAGCTAATACGCCATCATATAATTTAGATGTTAAAGGTTCTGTAGGTGCTAGGATTCAAGTAGGATCAAATACAACTGTATTATCTTCAGCATCACAAGCTGCTATTGGCCCCGATATTCTTAATTCGGGTACTAAACATGCCATAGATATGAATTTAGGTATTTCAACAACAGTATCTCTTGCTGGTAAAACTAGAATTAATTTAACGAATGCCAATGTTTATATAGGTGTTGATACGTCAACTTATCCTTATATAAAAACAACTTCTGCCACTATTCAATTATTAACCTCTGCATACACATTTTTAACCATTAATACTGGTGACGAAATTTCAATGTATTCTAAAACAGGATCCGCGTCAACTTTACAAAGATTTAAAGTAAATAGTACTGACCAACGTATAGGTTATGACATTGACACTACTTATTTTGGATCTAACTCTCTAAGTACTTTTGTTGTGGTAGATTCAAAATTAAAACTCTATGCTTTAACAAGTGGTACCTATTTAGCTTTTGATTCCTCTACTTATCCAAGAATATTAGCTACGTCCTCATATATACGAACACATACTTCCGCAAATACGTATTGGGAAGCTACTAATGCTGATAATCAACTAAGTGCTTATACTGACTCAAAGTTAGCTATTGACATGAAAAGTAGTTATGTTAAAGTTGGGTATGACATAAGTACTTCAGGAAATTACGTAGAATCCACAACTTCATATATATCCGCATATTTAAGTGGCCATTTAAGATTTAGAGTATCTTCCTTATTTACTGTAATATACAAAGATATAAATAATTTTTTTGGGGTGTACGCTAATGAGTTACGGGGATATATTAATGGATTCCAGACGTTATCACTTACTAATACCTCTTCAAACATTAGTGTCAGTTCTGACACTTATTTTAATATGGTAGATAGACAAATAGATTTATACACTAAAAATCCAGCTGGTGCTACTATTGGTAGAGTTGTATGTAAAGATACTCATATATATGCATATGTAAACGATAATATTAACGAAAGAATTGATTTAACAGGGGATAGAGTAGCACTTATCCATAATGATTATGTAGTGTTTGCACACGATTTCGCTACTTCTAATGTGGGCTTTACTAGTGCAAACAGAACGTGTGTTTTTGGTACGTTTAACTCTAATTCTGATTCCTATTGGAAGATACCTGTGGTATCATCACCACCAACAACAGCTGCTCCCATAGGTGCAATGGTGTGGTGCCCCTCTAATGGATACTTATATATAAATCAAGATGGATCTACACTTTGGAATGCTATGACATAATGTAAATCCTATAACTAATACATTACTTAACAAAAAGGATGAACTATGAAAAAAGTGAAACTGACAAAGGATGAGGTTAAAAACCTTTACGATACTCTTAACCAAGGTAACCCACAAAGAGGGCTTACAATGCAGGATGTTCGGGAGCGATCTCCTATTATGGATAAATTAGAGGAGAATGCTACTAAATCGATTGTTGATACTCCACAAGGTCCTGGAGAGTCTATTACATTTTCTGATACGGAACTTATTCTTAAAGAAAGCGAGCATGCTATTTGTATGTCTTGTTTGGATAGCTCTGCTGGATTAGCAACTGTCACCTATGGGCGATTGCTTATGAAGCTATATGAAAAAGTTAAAGAGGCCGAAACAATTCCTAATAAGGAATAAACATTAAAGGAATAATATGAAAGCTGGTGACATAAAGAAGTGTCTGGACAAGATTATCTCGTCTAATGACAATAGTTCTATAAACCCTAAAGATTTTAATATCCATGATAATTTCTTATTAAATGCTTTTAACGCATTTAGAAAGGGTGGCTCTGGAGAACATATTGCTACTCTTATTGATGCAGCTATTACAACTGAAGAGTTAACTGTTCATAGACGTGTTGCCGTTCTTAAAATGGTTAAAGATGTTTTGGTTGAGATGGCTAATAAGAGTGATTTATCGGAAGACGAAAAAAATCGTATGCGGTCTATTTTGACAGCTTATTTTGTATAAGGAATCATAATGGCTCATTTTACATATGAAACAGCTACTCCAAATCTTCCAGACTACCTATTCGAGGCAGATTTAGTAGTTTCTATAATAGTGCCTCAAAGTTTTACAGTTGTGCCTACCAGTGATGGTCAGGTATATATTCATTGGGCAAAACATAGAAATACTAGTGACAGTGCATCTGACCTGTATGCTCAGGTTTATAGAAGTACTGATTTGGATACTTGGACCTTGGTAGCTTCCCAAAAATGGGCCACTACGGATGAGTACACAGATAGCGATGTAGACGTTTCATCAGTGTACTATTACAGAATAAGGTTTGTTAGATTAGATGCTTTAGGTGTTGTTACAAACACTTCAAACTATACAGTACCTTTAGCTGCAAAGGTGGTGACTTCATTAGGTTTTGAGCCTAGAGATACTTATTCAAATAAGTTTTTTCAGTTCCTACTCTCAGGTCTTCCAGGTACTCGTATTTATGATCGCACAGAAGCTGCACATTTTTCCTCAAATGTTGAGCATTTATGGCAAACAACTTGTCGAATGTTAGACGGTTTTAATGTTTTTGTTGATGGGTCCGTAGCTCACACAGAACCTGCGGACTCGTCAGCACTTTATTCTAAACGAGAAATCAGTTTCTTAATGGATAAAAAACATTCCAAACTAACATCTATACAAGAAAGTACTGGTGCTACTGGAGATACTGTTCATGTAAACGCCTACCTTATCCATACTTTTCTAATGGCATATGCCAGTCAGTTTTTAACTCTTTATGAAAAATACTTTCAAGTAGTTGCTGATAAGTTTATAGATTATTCTCAAATCTATACAAAAGGTTTTAAACCGGTAGTGTCTGACCAAAAAGATATATCTTTGGCAGATCTTTGGTATTCCTTCGGAAATCTTTTAGGACTACAGCCTTTAAAGGCTCAGGAAACTAGTCAGGGATTTGTTAAATATAAAGACATGCTAAAAAGCAGTTTTACTAATCAGGATAATGTTGGTAAGATGGCTGGAATTACTCAAGCATGTCAAAACACTTTGGGTATTACTACTCAAACTATTTTAGAGTACTATAAACAACATTGGTTTAAGTCTGATAGAGAGCATAAGTTGTATGTCATGCCATCCACAGGCGACCCTTATGCAGGATATGTTAATCCAAGTAGTTCTTTAGCTACTCCAGATAATGGTTTAGAGTTCTTACTTAATGATGATAGATTTTGGGCAACTATCTGGTATACCTCAAACAGCCCATACGCTAGTGGAGATTTACAAGTTTTAGGAAGTTCTCCTGAAAATCCGTATTCCTATCTATTCAATGTTCGATTAGGTTCTGGAGGAGCTACTACAGCTAATAATGTTATTGATTTGTTTAGTTGGAACTCTGTAGCAAACTCTATTGTTACTGTAAACAACTCTGGAGGAAGTCCGGGAACAGGTCTAATCCCATATATTAGTGGACATGATGGAATTCTTCTTCGTATGCACAGTCCATGGATTGGTTGGGAAGACTCTTTAGTAAAGATGTACTCAAAATCTTTCCAGCTTAAAGACGCTGCCAGTTACGAAATTACAGGTACAGACAATGCCAATTTCAGTGCCACTATCTCTGCAATTGACCCTACCGTAACTTTCCCACCTTCTGGAGGAACTGTTCCGAGCAGTGCTACACAAAAAGATGCTTGGGACGATATGGAGAGTGATGACCTTATAATTGCTAGAGATGATTCTTCGGAAGGGGTAAGTTACTACGATGGGGCCGCTACTGAGATCTCATTATCTGGTGAAAAGAGAATATTATTTAAAATAAATCTTACCACTTCTAAGATGGAGTGGACAAAGAGAGCAGTTTTAAAGATATTTATTAACCATTCTTCAGAAGCTGGTTATCTTCGGTTATACCGAATAAGAAAGAAGTATGATACTTCCAAAGTTTGTTGGAACTATAGGGATCAGGAAAGTATCTCTGGAGGATATTCTTGGGATGCCTTAACTGAAGAATATACCAACATACCAGAAGATTGGGTTACTAAAGATTGGGGTACGGACGGTGCTAAAACTTCTTCAGATGCTGTATTTTTGAAAGAGTTTTATATTCCTAAAATAAGTATAGATTCACCTGCTTGGGCTTCTATTGATGTTACAGACATTATTCAAGATATTTATAAGTATGAAGTTTCCAGACTTAATATGGGAGAAGATCCTGAGAACATATTAGAGACCGGCTTCATGCTAACTGCTGAAAGTTATAGTAATAGATCTCTTATAAGTATTAAGGGGCATACAAACTCTACTCTAAAACCTAAAATTAGTTGGGAGAAACATGCTCAAGGTTTTCATACTGTTAGCCCAGACTCTATAAAATACTACTACATTGATGGTACTACTCGATATGGGAGATTGTTAGTAAAAGAGTCTTCTCAAGAACCTATCAGTTATATAAAAACAGTTCATGAGCGAATTTATCAAGAGGACATTAAGTACTCATCAAATGTTTCATTAATACTATCTTCTGCACCGCCAGCTGAATTTACATTTGGTGTTAAGTTATATGGTGAAACTTCAAAAGCTGTTGGTGAACTATCATCTGTAACTAATAAAACTTTAAATGTTTCTATGCAGCTTAAAAGTTTTTCTGTTGGAGAAACTATTAGATTATTGTCTGATGAGACTGTGACAGCCACCATATCCTCTATAAGTTATTCTGGGGATAAATATGTAAAACTTTCAAGAGTTCCTACATCAGGATCTATTATAAGAGTTTATCACACAGGTGTTCAGACAACGCCTGCCACAGCACCTTCTGAATACCCATCCTATATGACTGAGGATGAAGACTCGGATGGTATTGCCCCTAAATTTGTGTCTACAGCATCTGGAACTCTTAATAATTTTGCTGAACGGGATACTAATTCATTAGATATTATAAACCTTAATGCTTCTGACAGTGTATCTACAATAGGAGACGTTATTGTTACTTACCAATATCAATATGATTACATATTGTTAGGGAGGGCTGTTAGTGACAGTGACAGTGTTTATGATTTAGAAGGCTGTAATCGTATAGGTAACGGACTGTTTTCACAAATAGAGAATGACTACTTATATAAGACTGAAGTCATGTTGCCAATGGCTTCTACCGGTAATTTTGTTGATATTTCTGGAGATTCAACACAGGATGAATACTCTGATTTCAACTTAGGTGTTTTGAGTGATGCTATAAAGAATATTAGAAGGTATAATGGTTTGGTAGACGTCTTTAAATATCAACCAGAAGACAAGCCGTATAGATTTGGACATTTATACCATAAATTTCTCAAAAGGGTGTAATTATGGTTTTAGAAAATACTAGACAAATATCAACAATAAATTTTCATCATGGTTATGATGTTACTGCGGATATGCTAAATGCTTTAGCACAGTACTTTAATACCGAACTTGCTGACAGGACAAAAGATTTTATAGAGAATCCGGGGTTTGCTTTTGGCATGGTTGTCGGTAACATTACTGGTCAGTCTATAACAATATCTCAAGGTGTTGGTTTTGATCAGCAGGGGAGGAGGTTGTATCATCCAGCATCTTCTGCATATAAATTATCATTCCCCGCTTCTGGTACAGGTTATACTTCAGGATACTTATGTGTTAAGGCTTATCCTAAAAATATTGATTACAGGATACATCCTTATACAGGTGAGCGTTTAGCTGTAGAAACTGCTATTGGACTTGAGTTTTTTGTAGACCTTTCAATATCTACAAACTCTGCTGGGAAGATATACCCCAGTGGTGGGGATGGATTAGTTATTGCTAAATTAACAATATCGGGTGTTAGTTACGAAGTTGATCAAACAGAGAATCGTTCACCGTACCTAAAAATGAGAGACGGTTCTTAGGAGTAGTAAATTATGGCTGATAGATATTTTATAGGTGCTGTTGATAATACATGGAACGATACTGGTAATTGGTCCACATCTTCAGGAGGTAGTGGAGGTGCCAGTATACCGGGTGTTAGCGACAATGTTTACTTCGATCAAACAAACGATTGTACCTTTGATGTGGATGTGTCTGTTAATGCCCTGTATATACAAAATGCATCTGCCACAATATCTACTGATGGCTATAATTTGACATTAGCAGGTTTCTTTGCCCAAACAGCAGGTACATTTGATTCTAATTCGGGAACTGGAGGTACTTCAACAATAACATATAACTCTCTACTAAGTATTGGTAATAGCGTAGATGTCACGTATATACAGGGAAACGCTCAAGCAACATGTAAGGGAAATGTATCTATTGGTGAAAATGCAACTTTTACTAGCGGATCTGGAAAATTAATATTAGACTCAGTTAATGGGGCTTATTCTATATCAGATGCTAGTGGTACTAACTTAGGTAATATAGATGTTAACCGATCGGGAGGTAGTGATCCATACAATATTGGTAGTGATATTTTATGTAACTATTTTACAATAGTTTCTGGCGAATTTCAGTTTAATAATTCATTTACATACAATTTAAGTGTAGTGTATACATTTACTATGGGAGCATCTACTACCCTAACCTTTCAGGGAGGTAATGGTTCTATAACAGCTAGGACTATAGATAATAGTAGTGATTCAACAATTACCCACACAAATGAAACGTGGATTATAGATAACGGTTCAAATGCGACTACTATTGATTTTGGTGATGGGGAGGTAATATTTGACCTCGAATTAGCATCTGACTCTACGGGCGATGTCACGTTTAACGAATCGTTTAGAGTAGATGGTACGTTTACATTAAATCCTGGAAATTCTTGTAAATTTAATAATACAGATACGTTCACATTTGACGCCATTTCTTGGGTAGGTGTCGATGGGAATCCAATAACATTGAGATCAGATTCTGATGGAGATCAATGGAGTTTAGATGTAGGTGATGGTGTTGGTTCTACCAATGTGTATTATGTTGACGTTAAAGATAGTGACGCAAGTTCTGGTGATGATATTACTGATATTAATGGTACAAATAGTCTAAATAATACTAACTGGACATTTATAACTTCCTCATCCTCTAGTAGTAGTAATAGTTCAAGTTCCTTCAGTTCATGTTCTTCTAGTTCAAGTTTTAGTAGTTCATGTTCTTCTAGTTCAAGTTTTAGTAGTTCATGTTCTTCATCGAGTTCTGCTTCTCCAGATCCTAATGATCGATATTTTGTAGGTGATACAGATAGTGACTGGAATACATCGGATAACTGGTCAACATACAGTGGCGGTCCTGGAGGAGCAGGTGTTCCTACAACTAGTAACGATGTGTATTTTGACGATAATTCACCAGCATGTACGTTAAGTTCTAATGGAGTATGTAATACTTTAAATGATACTGCTGGTGCATCTAATAGTCTGGACCTTAATGATAATAATTTGACAGTTGAGAGTGATATTACTTTATCAGAAGCTGGTTTTACTCTTATTATGGGTAGCGGTACTCTTACTGGAAACAATACCAGCGCAGGAAGTGCTTTGGATATTAGTTGTACAGTAACTCCTGAAACAGGAACTTTATATGCTAAACGTTCAGCACTACTTTCTGTTAGTGGTACATTTTATGACATTAAAATAGCAGACTCTGGCTACACTTGTGAAGTGTTTACAAATACTAATTTCTCTAATTCATTTGTACTTAATGGTGGTACTTTTAATAACACTAACATTGTTAATCTTACTTTTGTAGGATCCGGATCTAAAGGTACCATAATAGACTTTGTAACAGGTTCGGACATTACAAATAGTTCTTTGGATGTAGTAATTCAAAACTCAGCAGCTGGTAGTGGCACTATTTTAGGGTTTGTTTCTGGTTTATCTAATCATGTTAGAATGTCAAATTCAGCCAGTGGTACAGGTACATTTACTCTTACACAAAGTGAAAATGTAACACTTGACTCGTTAACATGTGGACCTTCTGGGTCTACCATAGCATGGGTTACGGACGGATACGACTTTACAACTACTCATGATACACAATATAGTGAGTTAGGTTCAAATGGATCTTTTAACTCTTCATCAGGAACTGGGGGAACTTCTACAATAACTTGGGGTAGTACATATAAATTTCTACTTTCTGGTGGATCTGTAACTCAAGGAAATGCAGCATGGATTTTTGACGGTAAGACATCAGAAGGTTTTCGCATTACAGGAGGTACTTTTACTGGAGGTACAGGCACAATTACTTGTAAAGGTGATGTTGATTTTGATGGCGGGTCATTTGTTCAAGGTGCCCAAACAATAAATTTCATAGGTGCTGACTCAGCCTTTACAATAGCAGGCGCATACTTTACAAAGAATGCTTCTGGTTTAATAGTATTTGGTCCTGTATCCGGAATTCAAGTATTTGATCTCCCTGATGGATTTATTGTTAGTATAGGTAATATAGAAATAGATGCAGGTAGCTCTACCGTATATGGATATTCTTCCGCAACTAATTATAGATGCGATAATTTAACACTTACTTCAGGAACTTTTTCTAATCGTAATGCTCCATTATATGTTAGTGGGGCTGCCGTACTTAATGGCGGTACATTTTTTATGGAGGAATTTGTTGCATTTGAGGATACACTTAATCTTTCAGGAGCGGCTTTTAGCCTATCAGGTGCAGATCTCAGATTGTCAGGTGCGTCTACATTGTCTAGTGGCACATTTACAACAGCTAATGGAGGTACAATAACAATTAGAAATGATTTTACTGTGACAGGTGCTTCTATTTCTGATTCGGTTGTTACTTGGTTATTTGATACTGCTACCACATGTGACATTGATTTTAATGGTGAGACAATATATAAGCTTAGTCTCGGTGACGATAGCACTCCGGATATGAACATTACTGGTGATGTTGTGATTAGTGATACTTTTTATATTAGACCTTTCGCTACTGTGACATTTACATCTGGTATTACTGTAGAAGCAGATGTATTGGATTGGATAGGTGCTTCTAGTGATATAATAGTTCTTAGAGCTTCGGGAGCTACTCATTGGAATCTTATAGTCACCAACTCCCCAGGTGGGGGTGGTGATATGGCGGTTTCATATGTAGATGTTCAGTTATCAGATGCATTTGGTGGTGTTACCATTGATGCTACAGACGGAACTAGTACTAATTCGGGGTCAAACCTTAATTGGGATTTTGGTCCCGGAGCCTCTTCTAGTTCTAGCTCTAGTAGTAGCTCCAGTTTTAGTTCTTGTTCAAGTTCTAGTTCTAGCTCCAGTTTTAGTTCTTGTTCAAGTTCTAGTGAATCTACATCTTCTTTCTCATCATCCTCATCTTCTGATACATTAGAAAGATACTGGGTAAATGATGATACTGATAACGATTGGGACAATGCTAACAATTGGGCAACTACTTCTGGGGGTTCTGGTGGTGCAGGTGTCCCAACAGCATCTGACTCAGTATATTTCGATACTAATAGTGGTGCAGAAAATTGCACCTTATCGACATCAGCTGTTTGTTTATCACTAACAGCAGACGCAAACTATTCTGGAGCTTTTGATCAGAATGGCCAGACATTAGACGTATCCGGTTCCTTTAGCTATGACGGTACAGGAGTTCTTACACTAGATGCGGCTCTAACTTTAGATGCTGATGGTGATTTCCATATAGGAACGGGAACAGATGCAGCTTCTGATTTAACAGCTTGTGATCTTGATTTACAAGGAACTGGAAATCTTGACATAGACGATGCTGGCTTACGGTTTGCCTCTATAACCTGTTCTGCCTCTGGAAAGACTACCACAAATACTGGAAGTAACAATTTGGGGGTGTCTGTTGATCTTACGGTAGGATCTGGAACACTTACAATAACTACGGATCTAATTGTAAGGACTATCTCTACTACGACAGTGACTATTGATCCTTCGGCCACTATTAATGGGGGTAAAAGATTAATACTTAGTTATTTTGGGTCAGGTGGGGATACAATAAGTGTACCTGCATGTACATTTTCTGGGACATCTACTAATGGGCTGTATCTAAGACAATGGTTTGGGTCAGGAGGTCCCACATACAGTCTAGCAGGTAATATCACAGCTCCTGATATTAGAATATCAGCCTATAGCCATAAAGTTACTGTAAATACAAACAATTATAACCTAACAGCATCCTCAGAAATAGATATATACAACGAAGGTGCTGGCGGTGAATTAGAAGTGAACTTTGGCTCCTCTACCGTTGATACTGTTGTTGCTACTTTAGGTGCATCGACAGGTACTGCGTTAGATATAAACCTTCAGACATCGACATGGACTGTAGAAGGAGATTTGACAATAGGTTCTATCACCACGCTTACTTCTGGATCATCGTCAGTTACTTTTGATGGAACCACTAATCAAGACATAACAATGTTCGGTCAATCTCTATACACTGCTTTAGTAAATAATACTGGTGGAGGAATAACCTTACAAGACGCATTTTCAGCAAACACTTTAGAAGTAGATTCAGGTGACTTTGACCAAAACGGACAAATAATTACAACGGTAAGCGATATAACAATCGATGGAACTGACATAATAACGTTAGACGGATCCATCACGATGACGGGCGATGGAGACTTTCATATTGGTAATACAATAAGTTCATTAGCAGTTACTGGTTGTAACTTGGATCTTCAAGGTACTGGTAATTTAGATATAGATAAAGCTACTAATAATTCCAATAAGTTTAATAATGTAACTTGTGGTTATGCAGGAAAAACTACAACCGTAACAGGCACTGCATCATTGTACATAGGTGGTGTTTGTACAATTGCATCTGCTACGGGTGAATTAAATATGGCAGGTAATGCCACGACATTAATTCTTACTGGTACGGGAACCCCATTTGTTAGTAATAATGGATTATTAAGTCACACTGGATATAAAACAATTAATTTTTATACAACTTCAGCAGGATCTGTAAATATTGATGTTCCAAATACTACTACTGGGGTTATTATATATGTGGGTTCAGCAATAGCTGGTACAGTAACATATACCTTAGTTGATGATATTGGTGAGGGCACAGCTCCAATATGGTATTTAACCATTAATAATCAGATAAACAATGCATCCTGTGTTACTGAATTCAATACTGGTAATTATAATATTACTACTGGATATTCTATTAATGATTATGCAGGACAAGCATTGTCAACAAAGACTTCTAATTATGGAAGTTCTACAATAACTACATCTAGATATATTCAACTAAATAATGGTACAGCTAATATTAACTTTCAGACATCTATATGGAATATTTCTACTGCTTTTACCATGGTTAACACTGGGACAACTACCGTAGATCCAGGCACATCTCAAATAACGTTTACAGGTTCAGCCCCTACATTAACATCAGCAGGAAATACTCTTTATGACGTAATTTTCAATCATACAGGAACAGCTGTAATAGCTGACACTGCCCATTTCAATAGATGGTTAATTGAACCTGGAAAAGCTATAGACGTGACTGCTGGAGAGACTGTTCAGATTGATGCTTACACAGCTGGTGACATTGATGGTACCTCAGGCAATTTAGTAACTCTAAATAGCACGACACCAGGGTCTGAATGGTTTTATGATAACCCTGCCGGTATGACTGTATCTTATGTAGCAGTACAAGATTCTACTGCTACAAATGAGGTGGATGCATCCGATGGAACAAACGTTGATGGTACTGGTAACACTAACTGGGATTTCGTAGGATCTTCTTCATCCTCATCATCTTCTTCTAGTATATCGTCAATAAGTTCATCCAGTAGTTCATCATCTTCTGAAAGTGTGGGTTCTTGTTCAAGTAGTAGTAGTAATTCATCCAGTAGTTCATCATCTTCTGAAAGCACCAGTTCTTGTTCATCTAGCAGTTCTTTTAGTTCAAGTTCTTGTTCAAGTTCAAGTAGTAATTCATCCAGTAGTTCATCATCTTCTGAAAGTGTGAGTTCAAGCAGTTCATCCTCATCAGAAAGTAACAGTTCTTGTTCAAGTAGTAGTACATCTACTAGTCCAAGTTCCTCATCATCTTCATCACAGAGTCCAACTGGTGCTTTGTATTACGTTTCTGATGGAACATACCCAACATGGAATGATCCACTTAATTGGTCAGTAGTTTCTGGCGGTTCTGGGGGTGCAGGTGTTCCTACAATATCTGACGATGTAATTTTTGATAGTAATTCTACTAGAGATTGCCCAATACACTCAGATGCTAATTGTAACTCTATAACATTTTCGAGTTATTCTCAAACACTTAACATTAATGGTCGAACCCTTACTGTGGAGGATGCTTCAAGTATTGTTGGAGGTTCTGTAAATATATCTTCCGGTACAATAGTTATTAAGGAAAGTTCTACAATACGACCAACGACTGTAACTACTGGAGGTACTTGGAGATTCCCATTAACTTCAAGCATTACTATAAAAGCTGATAGAGATACTAATTTAGGTGTTGTATCAATAACAGGAGGAAGTTCATATACCTTCAATGTTGATGAGGATGTTTCTAATGGTGGTTTAAAAGCAACTACCTTATCATCTACTGCTAATATCACCTCAACGGCCAATGCATATTTAGACGCTACTAATTGGGATCTCGACAACTGTACCTTAACAGCCGGTTCAAATGTTTACTTTAGAGGCGGTGCTACATTTGATACTGTGTCTGTAGGTATTACAGGTACATTTATAATTGCAGCTAATGGTAGTTACGATTTTGATAACTCGGTGTTTCCAAATATACAATCCTTAACTGGTGGAGAATTATCGATATCATTCACATCTGCATTCTCTACCTTTGGATTAATGACTCTTAGAGAAGGTGATACAGTATCCTTTTCAAACTCGGGAACATTCAATTTTAATGTTATTTCTTGGGATGGTGCTTCAGGAAACTTATTAACTCTACAAACATTAGGATCAGGTTCTTGGAATTTAGATATTGATGAATCAAGTCCATCGGTAACCTATGTGGATGTTTCTAACAGTAACGCTTCTTTTGGTAGCGCAGTTGATGCTTCAGACGGAACAAGTGTTGATGGTGGGAGCAACACTAACTGGATTTTCCCATCTTCCTCAAGCAGTTCTTCTTCAAGCAGTGAATCATCATCTTCTGAAAGTAGTGGTTTAAGTTGTTCCAGCTCATCCTCAAGTGAATCAAGTTCCTCCTCATTTAGTAGCTGTTCCAGCTCATCAATGAGTGAATCCAGTTGCTCAAGCAGTAGTTGTTCTTCTAGTGAATCTCCATCATCTAGTAGTAGTTGTTCATCTTCTTTAAGCTCATCATCCTCCAGCTTTTCAAGCTGCTCTTCTTCCTCAGTCTCTGGGTCAAGTTTTACAGCTCTTGAAAGAACTGTTACAGAGGCAGCTGTTGAAGAAGGTGTGGTATTCATACCAGATTCAAAGATAGAAGACTTCTTACACGATCCTTTTAAAGGTGTTCCTAGATTTGTATTTAATAGAGGATATGCTTTATCTCAGGACGATATGACAGCTTATGAGGAGCTTACTCGTAATGCTATTGGGAATCACTTTACAGGTCTTATGAAATATCCCGGAATTGTAGATAGACGATAAATAGTTAAGGAAATAAACAATGTCTTCAAGTAGCAGTAGTTCATCAAGCTCATCATTTTCCAGTTGTTCAAGCTCTTCTTGTAGTAGTAGTAGCTTTTCAAGTTCTTCTTGCAGCAGTTCCTATAATGGATTTACAGCACCTAAAAATTCTGTAACAGATGGGAATTTTGAGATTCTTGGACAAACTAATAATGGATATGTCTTGGTCAATTCAGGAGTTGCTTATGATGGGTATGGTAATCGATTAGCAGTTGATGACCGAACATGGGTAAAGTTGGACTTCTCAACAGTCGGTGCATTTGGTTATCTGTGCCTTAGAAGACGCTCAGAACCGGCATTATTGGACTATCAAGACCATCCACATATATGTCTACCCAGACCAACAAAAAGACGGGTGGAGGTGGAATTTTACCTAAGCTCAGCAATTGTTAAGGTGAATCTTAATAATGGTTATGCATATTACCCGCCACTGGATTCTAATGGAATCATTGAGGGAGTTGTTTTAGGGTGTTTATATACACCTCCACTAGATGAGGATAAGAAACCGATTATGGATCCATTCAGATCACCATTAATGGCTGTTAAAGACGGTTCTTTCTTTGCTTTGACAGGATTTAATACACCTTAAATAGTTTATTATTTAAAAAGCACTTTTATGTTTGTTAAGTTCTCTTAATAACCGGTTAGCCTCTTTATGATCTAAATATTCAATATAAATATTATTTCCTCCGCTATCTGAAAGTTTTAATATTCGCCCATTAATATGCCAATATCTAACAGTTGTTGCACCACAAAACATTACCAATTTTTTATAACTACCAGTATATTCTCCATATTTAGATTCAAGTGTATATGACATTTGATTCATGGTACCAAAAAGTGCAACTTTAATGTTATTTACTTTCATATACTCATTAAAATTTATATAAATTGTTGTAGGTAACGCTACACCGGGCATAGTAACATTTTCTATAACATAGCTGTTTTCTTTCCGTTCAGGGTTATCGTATCTTATACTAACATTTTCGACTTGTTTTTTTGACATCCCTAACCAAAATCCACCTGTCCCAGTAATCTTAGCAGCCATTGGAATTGAGAACATAAACAAGACCAGTGAGATAATTGTACGCTTCATAAAATTCTCCTTTAAAAAATATAGGGTGGTAAAAATTGACTATTACCGTTGGATAAGAAGTTTAACCGTAGACGACTTAGAACTACTAAGCATCTGACAGAAATAGGTTCCTGATGAGACGTTCTTTCTCCATATGATAGGTTTTCCGCTATTTACCGTTAATGATTCTATCAGCTTACCTGAGATGTTGTAAATATTTACCTTAGCATTAGGAATATTTGTGTCTACTCTAAAAGTAGGATTACTGATAGCAGGGTTTGGGAACACTGACAGTAAAGGAGCATTTACCGAAGGCATAGCTACAGTGGTTTTCATAGTTGAGGATGTTGGTTTGTAGGTGTTCCAATGGTTAATAATGTATTGCTCAGAACGAGCATCACTGGCAAGTTCCAAAGCACCTATACGACCAGGAAACTCTGAACGTGGGAAGTAATGACTAGCATCGACCCAACCTTTATCAGGATTCCAAGCAGAATCCGGCTTTAAAATTTTATCAGTTGTATCACTACATCCAACACCTAATAGATAGGTATGTGAATGGTATAAGTTTTCTACACTCCTCCAGATAGTACTTGAACTTATGAACTGACCATCAACGTAGAATTTTGTTGTGTCATAGCTATAATAGCTTGTTTCTGGACCCCACGGACCTTGAAAAACCTCAGCAATTTCAGGATCACCTGCATAGGAATTAACCGAGACATAATGCCATTCATCATCTATTAAGGATTCAAATGATTCAGAAGTTTTAGTATGTATACTAACAGTTGATAATTTTAATTTAGTAGCACTGTCTGTAAGCCAAAGTTCGATAGGAGACGTATTTGTGTAATAAATCTCTTTATAAATAGGGTAGTTTTTAGCTGTCATAGTGTCAGCTATATCTGGCATTAATTTAAACCAAACCTGAGTAGAAAATGTGTTTCCGGAATAACCATCTGTTCTGTAAGCATCTCTTTTATTAGCATAGATACTCAAATCTTCAGATAATGAATCTGCAAAAGAGTCTGGCCCAAGGAAGCTGGTACGCCAAGACCAATCACCACACCACTGTACCCACGGGTTTTCCGGTTCTCCAAAGATGTTAATGTCTAAGGCACAGACATTAAGAATGTTTAACAGGACGATGACAAAAACAGCTGACTTATTCATAAAAACCTCCTAAAGGGATTATGTTTGTATCTATATATAAAGATAACTTAATTTTTGTGAAATGTCAACTAATAATTAGATAAATGTAAACTTTTTATATCGTGTCAGGTGCAGCCAATTCCTTGATAATTGAGTAGAACTCGTACTCTTCTTCAAGGAGATCTAATAAGGCTCCATTGACAGTTGCAGGCTTTTTGAGTTGGTCCAGTGTGACTGGTATTTGGTATTTTAATGCTAAGGTGACTAATTTTAAATCTCTTTTTATAGTCTCTCTAGCACTTTCAAAATTGGATTTTTTAGATTTTGTCAGCTTATCCAGATTTTGGTAAATATTACCAATAGAGCCATATTCTGATAAGTATTTAGCAGCTATTTTTGGTCCGATTCCCGGTACTCCAGGTACATTATCAGATTTATCTCCTTGAATGGCCAAAAATTCAGGTATTTTATCAGGATACACACCAAACTTTTCTTTTACACCTTCAGAATCAATAAAGGTAGCTGTATCCTTACCTACAGTTTTACCAAGGTCTAGGAGTCGAATAGAGCCGTTCTGACCATCTTTAACCATTTGAGCCATGTCTTTGTCTTTTGAGACAATTACAACGTCATATCCGGCCTCATAGCCCTTCTTAGCTAATATTCCGATAACATCATCTGCTTCCAAAGGTTTATAGGCAGCTGTGAAGATGCCCCATGTTTTTAGCATGTGATAAGCCATGTCCAATTGTGGGGAAACATCGTCTTTATGCTCTCGATTAGCTTTATATTCGGAATAATACTGTTTTCTCCAGTTTTTGTAGGGGGGATCAAAAATAACTGCAATATGTGTTACTGGGTAGTTTTTAAGAATTGTGGTGACTATTTTTGCCATTCCCCAAGTAGCACTGGTATTTAAACCCTTACTTGTAATAAGAGGGTTATCAATAAAACCATGGAAATATTTATAGATAATTGCATGACCATCTAATAGGTAAAGCTGATTAGCCATTATTCCTCGATCCGTTCCAGTCTAGTTATTTCATCTTCTCGTTTTCTGATATCTTCTTTATTATGGGATAACGTGTTCTTTATTTTGGTTATTAATAAGTTGTCTTTGGGATGGTAATTTTCCAGTAACCAAATGCTGGACATAAAATCAAATATATCCACATTATTGGGGACAACGTCTGTAATTACAATTCCAGGAACCTCCCCAATAATTTCCCGGTATCTCTTACAGGCTCTCTTAATAGGTTTTTTAACTATCTCATAAAACTGATCAGACTCTTTCATTATGCGAGCTAAATATTTAACGTAGGTAGCTACTTCCAAATTCCAAGCATCTTTACGAAAAGTTTTCCGATACCATTTTACAATAAAGTCGTAATGAGGTAGTCCTACAAATATTTTTTTATACACGTAGTCTACCCATTTATTGGATATTTCTATAACAGTTTCCGATGTTGTTAGGATGTGTCCAATATTGGCTAACATATTGTTAGTTAATTTTATATCTGCGAGGTCATTTTTTGGGCATTTAGTCTCTAAAATAGTGTAGTACTCAGCTTCAATATCTTTTACCGAATCGGTTTTTAGTCGTCCAACTTTTAATAACTTAGCTTTAACTGCGTTTTCCAAAGCTTCTGAGTATAACCCTAATTCTGGGGGAAGCATGTTGATCAAGTTAAGTTTTCTTCTAAGACGTATATACTGAGCCAATTCAAATTGTATTGTATGCGCCTTATTTTTAAGATAACTATTTTTAAGTTCTTCTATCAGCTGCTTTTCTAAGTCACTATTCAGTGATTTTATATTGTTAATTTGATCAGATAATTTGGATACTAATTCATCCCTAGTCCCTGATAATTTTAATAAGTTACTAAAAAACATGTTTTAGCCCTAATCTGTATTAGTCGGATAAGGCGGTGTTATTGTATTTACTTCACCACAATAGCATTGGACAGCTTTTACATAACCAGCAGAGACTATTCCTAAATAAGCCTCACAGGTACAGTAAAGTTCAAGAAGATTTAAATCATTTGTGTTTTGTGTCACTATGGAATTAATGCTGCCATTGCTTTAGCGTGCTTGAATTTAGACATTTTCAGATTTTTAGTCACTTGAATATTAGCCTCTGTACCTTTGATAGCTTCTAAAAGATTTTTATCTTTAGTCCAATTATCAAGCCCAACAATTAGAATTTTATTAATTAATTCATAAGTTTTACAATTTATACCCGTGTCAGTTCGTATAATATAATTAGAGACACTTTTAATTGCTCGATACATAGTCTCATCTAATTGAACCGTAAATCTTTTAACATTTGGAGGTGTTCCATCCTTGCGTGCCATAATAGTCCTTAGTTAAGTTGTCACTAAATATAAGCACAGAGGTTGGGGTATGCTTTCTATAAAAAAACTTTTACACTATTAAATAAATAATTACTAATGTGTTAATCAACAAAAAAATAAAAAAATTTAATGTTTAGATTTGGGGTATTTTCTTGAGAATTTGAGAACAGCTTTTAATAAGACCAGATATTTAGCTATGTTTGGATTATTTGACTTCTTTAATTTATCTAAAGCTGAGTAGAACCTAACAGTGACAGTTCTATTAGTCGGCCTACCTTCTTTCCATTTGGCCAGTTTTAAACGTTCAACAATATCTTTGAGAAGTATTCTACGTTCATACATCATAAGAACTATATATTGTTTTTTAGTGAGTATATCTTTCAGTGTCTGGTCCATGTTATATTGGCGCTTGAATCGTAACAGCTCACCTACACAGGCCAATACTTTTAATAAGCGTTTTCGTTTCTTAGTGATTGCCCCTGAACTTACAGCCTTACCAAAATTATTGTATAAAAATACTTTATGTATTTCATTACTGTGTCTTCTTTTACCCTGAGAACTACCTTGATTTTGGGTTGGTTTTGTTTGTCTAAACAATGAGAAATCTAAAAGCTCTTCTTTAGTGAGGTGAGTTTCGATATTACGACGAACATTTTCAATATCGGGGATACGTTGACCAAGCTGATCATTATAAATATTGTGCAATATTGAATTATGGTCACAGTCATCTATCAGTTTTTCATTAAATTCGATGTCTGTAGTATTTGTAACTACATACTGATATTGGGAGTTCTCTATTTCCATCAGTAGGTTGTCTTGCAGAGGGCTGTTGGCATATCAGTGCTGTAACTATACTCATCACTATTAAAACGTACATGAACAGTATCTGGATTAGATATAATTTTCTTTTCTACAACTCCATACCAATCCTTAAACGTTCCTCCTGTTATATGCACAGTCACATCTTCTTGGATATTAGAATACCGCTGCCGAATATGAGTGTTTATCACATGTTGAATTGACTCAATATTTATTTTTGAAGGGGTGTCCGATTTTTCCCTATTTCTTAGTAATGTAATTGAATGTGCGTACCCACCTAACCCAATGTCCGTTTCTGAATTTAGTTCTTTTTTTGTTCCTATAAAAAAGTACCGATCAGTAATATTTATATTTATAGATCTTTTAGATACCGGGTCTGTTACGACTTGCAAGGGGATTAAAACAGACTCAACTAATGGGTGATGCACAAGTTTTTTCCTGACAATACTCATAAAAATACGAGGTAGGCATAGATATACTCCTGTATACCATATAAGATTTCTGGCATTACTAAAGTTTAGATCATGATGTATTTTTATGTCTGATGCCATGCGTTATCACCCTCTATTTATTCAAAATAACAAAAAAACACTAAAAAATCAATAATATATTGTTTTTAAGAATTTTTTTAAATTAGATATAAATCCTAGAAACCACTATTTGGATAAAATTTTAGTAGCTTCTAGGATATTATCACGTTGCGTATTTATTTTGATAAGCATTTCGTTGCTATACTCAATAGATTCTTCCAGTTCCCCTAAGCGTCTTTTAAGAAGATTTAATTTAGCACCTACCCGTTCTTTTATAACCGGTTCTGGGAGATTTTCAGGATCTATTAATGCTGCATATTGTTTTTTGTATAGTTTTAAACTTTGATTATATGTAGAAATTATGTTTGGTACAGAGTTTTTGTAATAAATATTTAGTTCTGTTATGAAAGTGTTTTTTGATTCTGTTAGCTTTGTGGTTTGTAACAGGGTTTTAATGTAATTAATATATTCTGAATTTTCTTTAATAATGTTTTTTAAGATATTCTTGTTAGTCTTTACATCAATTGATAACTCTTCTTTCAATTCTTTTAGATTATAGCTCTGTATTTTTTGGATAATATTTTTTGTTTTTTCTAACTCGGCTAAGGACTCATCTTTTGTTTTTTTGAATTGCGTTTCTAATGTGGTTAAATAGTTGTTGTAATTAGATAATAATTGAGTTGATACTGAATTATATGCTTTATCTGGGGTAATGTCTTTCAGGTACCAAGGGTATACTCCCGGTTGACTAACAGACTCTTGTAAAAATGTTTTTAATGTTTTCATAATATTTGTTCTTCACCAAGTACTAAATAGTTCTTTTGTAATCTTTCATTTTGGTCTATTTCTGCTTCTTTCCGATCATCCGTCTTTTCATCTGTCTTTTGTACAGGTTCTTTATCATGGATCTTTGTTTTGGTTTCTTTTTTATTACGATTATGTTTGGGCATCATATACTCTGGAACATCCCTGCCCAAAGCTTCTGCTAATACCTTATTTATATATTGGTACCCTTTTAGATTTTCAATAGTAGCTTGTGACCTGATAGCTGTATACAACTTCTTATCAAAGAGGATTGTGTACCTAGTAGCGTTTTTATCTTCGTGAATGTTCACTAAACCCGCCTTTAAGTACCGTAAAGAAAGCGCCTATCTCAATGATCAGCTTATTTATATATTCAATAGTTTTTTTAATAGTGTCTTCTTTTGAACAGCGTTTATCGGTTTCACAGATAAATTCGTGTATCTTTTCTAAATAGCCTACAGCAAAACACTCATGTTTTTGATCATCTTTACTACGAATAGCTAATGGTCTGGCGCAGGTGTCTAAACCGGTACTGGCCTTGCTTAGTATTTTATTAATATAAGATATCACTTCATCACCATTTTGGGAACTGACCAACATAAGTATATCGGTTATTTGCTGAGTACTTAAACGGGTATTGGTCATTTTTTAATCCCAAAAATAGCTTAGTTTTGAACAGTAGAGATACCGTTAGTCATTTCGACAGTCAGAGTATCTTCTATAAGGTTTTTAAGCCCTTCATTATGACTTATAACCAATTTCTGTCCAGGAACTTCATCAAGTAGTGATACCAATTCTCTAAGACCACTCTCATCTAAAGCATCTGCAATTTCATCTAAGAAGAAAAAGTCGAATAGATTGTTTCCTCGTTCCTTTGTCATTTCTCTAAGTGCCATACCTACACAAGATCCTACTCGACTACGTTGTCCCTTAGATAACAGTCCGAAGGGCAGCAGTTCTTCTCCACGATAAACAGTGACATTAAATTCCTCTTTAAACTCTCGGCCCTCAGCAATGTCCTTTTTGCTGACATTTGCTTTTCGTTTCTGTGTTCCGAACTCTACACTCATATTAACTTTGAGACGTTCTAAATAGTCATTCACCTTAGCTTCAAAATCTGGTAAGAACTCATCTATGATATTCATCTTTATCTGTCTAAAGCCAATTTCCCAGAAACCATACATGTCTGCAAGTGCTTTATTTTTGGAGACGTTCTTTTGTAGCTTTTCAATCTCCTCAGAGGTTTTATTAATGTGGGTAATACGTTCAGTAAGCCTTCCAGTATCTGTAAGAATAGTATTTATATCCCCCTTTAATTTTTCTGATTGGGCAGTCACTGCCGGGACACCCATTTCAGACTTACCTAAAGCATCTACTTTTACAGTGAGATCCTCAATTTCCTTTTTTAAGGCACCAACTGTAGTTTCTGCATGGGTTACTGTATTGTTATACTTCGTAACAGCCTCGTCTTTATTAAAATTGTTATTATCAATAACAGTTTTTAACTGGTCAGGTGTGGGTAAATTTTTAAATGCGGCTTCTTGGTGAGAAACTTTTTGTATTTGGTTATTAAGATCATTAGACTGTTGGGTAAGGTTCTGGACCTTTTCCTGATGTTCTTTAATAGTGTTTGAAATTTGTAGTCTTTTATTCTCTAAATCCACTAACTGCTTTGCCAACGCATCAACATCCACATTTTCTAATTTATCGTTAGTTAACATTAATGCTGATTTACATTTTGGACAGGTATAATGATTGGCAAGCTGTCCTTTAATGTTATGTATATTGTTATTTAATCCACCAATAGTGGAATTGAGCTTCATAACTTCAGAGTTTATATTAGAAATTTCAGTATTTATTGCTTGCTGATTGATTTTTACATCTGTAATAGCTATTACGGCTTTATCCAGAACCTCTTTTTCTTTATTGTACGTTTCGACAGCTTCATTAGCTTGTTGAATATTAGCATCGTATGTGGCCACTTCATTCTTCATATTTTGAAGCTGGCTGACAAATCCGGAACGTGTAGTATCTAATAAGGTGTTCTTAGAAGCTAGTAATGTTTCAAGTTCCGTCCTTTGCCGAACACTGTCCAACATCTTAGTTACCGAATCAAGCTCAGAGGTTAGTTTAGATTTTTCTGACTCTTTTTCAATAATTTGCTGTTCCAAGTCAGCTGTAGGATTGTTAGTCAGGAACTCTTGTTTATGGGCAATATCTTCCAATATTGGATTTATCTTAGCAAGTATTTCTGACTTTTTTTTCTTAGCATCTTCAGAAGCATAGGAGTATCTTTTCAGACCAAGGTACCGCTCAATAATTTCAAATCTTTGCTTAGATTTTACTTCCTTAGCCATGAATCCTTTCACAGTGTCGGAACTGAAATAACAAGTATTTACAAAGTCGTTGATGACTTCAGATACCTTTAATGTTGGGGATATGTTTAGAAGTTTAAAAAGTTCTGCCTGAGTTGCGGTGTCTGTATCACATGTTCTGTTATCTCCATTATAGGACAACTTCAGAAATTTTTTAGTACCTTTCCCACGTCCACGCTCAATGACCAATTCCTTACCATTATCATCCAATAGGGTTAACTTTGCAGACCCTGACTTTTTTCCTCGACGTATAATGTCATCAGCATTTTCTTTTTGGAAAACTTCCCCAATTATGGTCCAGAAAATAACGTTAAGTGTGTTTGATTTTCCAGCACCATTACTGTCTGCACCTGATTCGTCATTGTTTTGACCAACAATAAGAGTCTTTGAGTTTTCTTCATTATAAACAAATGTGAAGAGAACCCCTTCCCCAAAACTGTATAAGTTATTTATGACTAAATTTTTAAGCCTCATTTTCGGACTCCTCAGCTAATTCTTGGGCAATTTTAACAATTTCAAGACCAGAGGTAAGGTATTCTTTTCCTTTTTTCTTCTCTTTAACATACATATGTACTCGGTCTTCCATCTTTGTTGAGGAGTGCTCCAAACCAGTATCAACCCGATCAACATCTAATCTACGGTCACTGGTGACTACTCGTACAGCGTTTTTAAACCGCTTAGTAAACTTTGCCTTGTTTATAGATTTTATCCATTGAGGAGACCCAACAAATATAAATTTTATTAGAATACCTTCTTCTGTAAGCTCTTTAGGTATTCGTTCAGATATATAAAGATTATCTGGATCATCTTCATGGATTTCGTATTGATACATAGGTCTTTGAGGTATTTCATTATATTGGAGTTTCATCTGTCCATTAGAAAATACATCCAACTTCCCAAAAACTTTTTGATTATTTACTTCTCCAAAATCACATTTAACTGTTGAACCTATAAATGCGAATCCCGGTCTAAACTCTTGAAATTTATGAATGTGACCTAACCAAGTAAGTCTACTCTGAACAGCCTTAGCATCGATACCGTGACGAATCTTTGTATTGTCTGGTGCCAATTGCGCACCGGCTATTTCAAAGTGTCCGAATGTAGCATCTGTAGGTGATTTAAGATCTTCTTCTATTTCGCCTTTATTCTTATATGGAATATATTTTATTGTAAAAGGCTGGTCTCTATCAGATAAAGGAATATTTTCAACCATTGATTCATGAGGTATGATAAGGATATTCTCAGGTAAGATAACATTGTCAGAAGCAAAGTTGTAATTATCACTTTCTGTTCGGTCATGGTTACCGATAATTATTCGTATCTTTATTCCCTTTTTGTAGGCTGGTAGAACTGTTTCCCAAAACAATCTCTTTAACCAGTCCGGGGGGTTAATAGAATCGAAAATATCACCTAAAAAGATTATGTGAGTAGCGTTATTAGCTATGGAATAATCTATGATACCTTTTAATGCGGACAATTTGTCTTTAAGACGGGTATTACGACCATCCGGACCCACAACCCCTAATGGGTCAGTTCTGCGCAGATGCGGGTCTCCTATAGCAACTAGTCTAGCCACCAGTGCTTTTTTGGATTCTTCAGCCATTGTCAGTTCATCCTTTGTTGAAGAATTATTTTCGGTAAGTTATGCGACCACGGGTAAGATCATATGGAGACACTTCTACACAAACCGTATCGCCAGGAACTATTTTTATAAAGTTCATGCGCATCTTTCCAGACAGCGTTCCTAAGACTTTATGCCCGTTATCTAATTCGATAACAAACATGTTTGGTTTGGTTTCAATAACCTTACCTTCTAGTTTAATGAGATCTTCTTTAGCCATGTAAACAAAAATAAAAAAATAAAAACATTCTTGTCAATATAACATTCCTAAGCGGAGTTTTTGTATGGAACACCCCAAGCAGAGTATAAATCAACATCTGCCTTCATACGGATACTAAAATCTGGGTGACGCTTTCTTTCCATAACTTCTACAAGCTTATTACTTATAAAATCTACATGTTCATGAGGTGTTTCAACAATAATACTGTCATAAACAGTTAATACGATATTGGCATCAAAGTCCTCTTTTTTAAGGAATTCATGCATTTCTATAAGTGAATACATTGTAATATCAGAAGCAGTAGACTGAATAATAGAGTTTACAGACTGCCTTTCAGATCGGGCCACTATGTTAGAGTCGTTGGAGAATATTCCGGGGATGTGTCGAACACGCCCGAAAATATTCATAACTTCTCCAGTTTTGTGTACCAGTTCATGAGTATTCTTTATCCAAGCGTCACAATTAGTAAACCGGTCAAAAAACTTTTTCATAAATGCTTCTGCTTCATTGACCTCTATTCCTAGCTGAAGTGCGATAGATTTTGCACCTCTTCCGTAAAGGATTCCAAAAACTAACGATTTGGCTGCCTGCCTCATAAAAGCAACGTCTTTATCCCCATTATTGTATCTTTGAATAAATTCTTCATAGGGGATATTGTTAGCTTCAGAAGCTAATAAGCAGTGAACATCTACCGTACCTTTTTCATACGCATCTCTCAGTATCTCCTCATTTGCATAATGGGCAAAACACCTAACCTCTGCTTGGGATAAATCGCCTTGAACAAATGCGCACCCTTTTCTTGGTTGAAACAGACTCTTAATCTTTAACTCTTTTGGTATGTTCATTAAACCCTTACTCGAAGGCCTTCCAGTAATAGTTCCAATAGGACTTGTAGCTAGATGCAGTCGGTTATTTTCGTCAGCAACTCTTATAAAGCTGTCCATATATGTTGAGCGCATCTTTTCAAAATGCCTATAATCTATAATCAATTTGGGTACAATATGCTCTTTAGATAAATCCTCAAGTACTGCAGAGTCTGTGGACTGTTTGCCCGATTCAGTTTTCTTACTATGTTTTAAGCCTAAGATATTAAACAGTACTTTTGGTAACTCATCATTAGAGCTGGGATTAAACCTACATCCAACATGTTTATAAATATCTTCAAGCATCTTTTGAGACTTTTTTTCATACTCTTCCCGCATACTTTTAGCTTTTTCTACATTATACTCGACACCTACATATTCAAAATCTTTAATAAACTCCATTATGGGTACATAGAAATTTATCATGAGATTCATTAAGTTCGGTTTTGTTTTAAATAATTCAATATGCTCTTTTGTTAATCTATAAGTTGCGTCACAGTCTCCACAACAGTAATTGGAAATAGTTTTTAAAGATGCTTTTGAAGCATTCTTACCATTATCCGTTTCTCGTTTAAAAGCATCTGAATACCCTAATAAATCAATGTATTGATTCTTAAGAATATCTAAAGCATTTGGTGAATTTTCATTTATAAGATAAGCACTGCACATAGAATCCCAAAAAAGACCCTTAACGACTATGCCCAAGTCTTTTTCTAAACCTCTCATATCAAATTTGGCATTATGAGCCGACATTTGGATAGATGTATCGCCAAACAAATCTTTTAGGCGTTCTACTACTTCATCCTTTGTGATACCCTTATCATCCCAAAAAGACACTAAACTATCTCCCATAAATGGCCGCACTAGAAAAGGCACATAACAAGCGATTCCAACACCTAAACCGATACCAATACCAAGTATTTTAGCATTGATTTCTAAGCCAGTAGTTTCAATATCAAAGGACATGACTTTTCTGGATTTTATAATACTTATAACTTTTTCCAACTTTTCTCTAGTATCTACTACTCGGTATTGGTGTTCAACAAATAGTTCCTTATTTTCAGATAACTCTTTTGCTTTTTTAAGGTGTCTAATTACTTCGGAAGCTATTACTGTTATCTCACTACTAACACTAGATTTTACACCTCCATTACGAAGAATGAATGAGGGATGGTAGGTAGGAATCATATAGGTTCTTAGACTGTTTTTATAAAGATTAGTAACTTTTTCCCCACCAGTGCTATAAATAGATGGTATTCCGGCTCTATTAGATATTTTAGATTTTTTACCTTCCAAAGCTGTTAAGGCAGAACTTCCCAAAGGTATAATAATCTTTGGTTTAACAAGGGCTATCTCTTCCTTTAAGTATCTGGAACAAATCTTTAGCTCATCATTTGTGGGCGTTCTGTTAGTAAAAGATTCCGCACCTGTACGTTTATTGACTGATATTGCCCAAGGCCAACATTTACAAACATTTGATATGTAAACATTTTCTCTGGATAGGCCTACATTATTTAAAAGTTCGTCTAAGACTTCACCAGATCTTCCTACGAAGGGGAGACCCATTTGGGCCTCTAAACTTCCAGGAGCCTCGCATACAAACATTATATCCGCATTGTGATTACCATACCCAGGAACAATTTTAGTATTTGGTTGCCGGTCTCTTAATGAACATAAAGTGCATCCTTTAGGATTTACTAAAGGCTTGTTATTATGACCCATTAAATTCTCCTGTGGGGTATATTAATGTGAGTTGAAAAAGGAATTGGGCAGATGTATTAAGAAACCCAACATATCTTAAGTACTGATCTGCCCAACCCTTTATATAAAATTAAAGAGCTTTCTTAATCAATTATGATCTAGGAGTACAGAAAAATATTTTTCCACCTGCTTCAGCAGCTAAATATTGTGGAATAATATCCCCACCAACTTTTCCAGGTGCTGAGAATAAGACAACCTCTTTTTCTGATGAGAACAATTTGCTAAAGAGATCTAAATGATCAAACGCAAACTTTCCACCAATAAATTCCCCAAATTCATTACCCATTACTACTTGGGCATCTATAATGACTTGCCCATCCGCCCCACTTTTTATATTACTATTCTCAATAGCAATATAATTTTCTTTATGAATCTTAATAAAATATTCATCAGATTCCACAATTTCCCGAATCTCTTTAAGTTTATTCATAAAGTCTTTTATGTTTATTGTGGCTGATAAGGAATTACTCTCTATACCCTTTTTAACATTTTTAACTGCGACTTCCATCTGTTCTTTAGGAAACTTTGAGGCTATTAACCGCTTTGCAATTGTGACGTTACCGAATTGGAGAACTACTCTTTCCTGATCATTTGTGAAACCTACCAAAGCTTCTTTTTCCTTAGTTTTAGATAAACAGGTACTGAAAAGATCTGTAGATATTACTAAATCGGTAAGATCTTCTGGAGCACCTTCAAATAGCCCCCCATTCTCAACAAAAAGTGCTGAGATACGATCACTGGCATACATATGGTTTCCGGTAAACAATGTTCCTGACAACTCTGTAATGTTGGATGATTTTGCCGTGATCGTGTCTGCATCTGAAAGGTTTTTAACTACTTTAGAAATGTCTACTGAATAATCAAAGAACTGAATTTCAGGAAGTTCTTTTCTGGCTGTGCAGAAGATAGATAAATCAAATCTTCGACTACCTTCTCCAATAGCAATTTTATCTTCAGTAACTAAGATATTAATTATTGATTTGGAGCCTTTGATAATACTTGCAAACTTTTTTGTATTAATCATGTATGCAGTGTCAATATGGTTGTTAATATCACCGTCTACAACTTCAATAGGGATGTTTTCAATAACAATGCTGTTAGCCTCATTGTTATTCATCAACATCATTGTAGTTGGTGTTAGATACACACTAGAACTTTCTGAAGGAGGGGCGCCTAGAGACTTTAGGTTTGCTACTTGAGAAAGTAGTACAGCTGCTTCTGACAAGTCAGATTTTTGTACGTTTATCCGGACCATGGTTAAATTCTCCTTAAGTGTTTATTTTTATAAAAGTGTTCATTCCTTCAGGGTAATTATTTATAACATTGTCTAAATCAGATCCTAGAATATAATAGTTACTCTTAACATAATCTGGAGTTGATACAATATCAAACACAGTTCCTTTACCGTTCCTAAGAGTCATGCGTTTAAAATTGGGTAATGTTTCTATAATGATGCCTTCACAGGCACGTTGTAGGCTAAATACCTTTTCTTTATCTAATGGGATATCATTAATAACTTCTACAGAAACTTCTTCATGACTTGGGATATTTGGGGAATTTGGAGTTTCTGATTCTTTCAGTTCGGTTTTGGGAGATTCATTTTTAGAGCTTGTACGAGTACTTTTTGTTGTACTCTTTTTACTTAAGGAATCTATAAGTCTAATAGTGATTAGATCCAAAACTAAGCTGTACTCCATAGGATATTCTCTAACAAACTTAAGTTGGTCGTAGAAAAAGCTTATCCAAGAGACTACTTGGGCATCCCCAATCTTTTGCCTTTGTGATTTTAAGAGTCCTTTTACAGTTTTATCTTCTACTTTAAAATCCATTATCATGTTTCTAACATGTTCCAATAAAGCTGTAATAATATTCTCTGGACCTACTCCCATTCTCATCCAACCCTTAGCCATGTTCGATGCTTGTTTAATATCCTTAGACAAGATGTTATTAAAGTATGTTATAACAGTTGTGGGGTCAATTGTTTGGTAGACAGTCTTTACAGTTTCAGCAGTAATACTGCCCATTCTGATAAAGCCTTCTAAAATAGACTGGGCATCACGAATGCTTCCAAAAGCTTCTTTAGCAATAAGATCAATAGCTTTGTCTTCTATATCCACATTTTCTGAAGCACATATTTCCTTAATATTATTTTTTATAACATCGTCGTTTACACCGGGAAATTGGATAGACACACATCTGCTTTTTACAGTACCAATGACTTTTTGAATTTCTGTGGTGCAGAATATAAATAACACATTTTTAGGCGGTTCCTCAATTATCTTTAAGGTAGCGTTCCAAGCTTGAGTAGATAACCCATGAGCCTCATCAATAACAACGATCTTATAGTGGCCGTCAGGAACTATATATCGTAAAGAGTCTTGCAGTGATCGGACATTATCAATTCCACCTTTACTGGCCCCATCCAATTCTATTAGATAATTGGATCGATCATTAATAATATCCTGACAATCCACACAGGTTCCGCAAGGCTCTACACCCTCTCTATTAGAACAATTCAAAGACATGGCTACTAGGCGAGCAGTGGTTGTCTTACCGCAGCCACGAACACCTGGGAATAGATATGCTGGAGGGAGTACACCTTTCTCAATTGCTGCTACGATACGAGACGTGCTTGCTCGTTGACCAACTACTTGAGAAAACTTTTTAGGTCTGAATTTTTTAGTAATACTTTGGTTCATATAAATTACCTATTTTGTGAAGATATCTTTTAGATCTTCGTTTTCTTCTACAAACTTATTAAAGTTTTCAATACCTTGTATTTTCCCATCCGGTAATAGGTGAGAAGATATCCAAGCACCGTTCTTTGTGGCTAAACCCTTATCCTCAGCCATAGCGTAGTAGTTTATAATACCTACCTGTTCCATACCGCCTTTAAAGGACAACAGCACCTCACAACTTTTTTTTGGGGGAGCTACTTTATTTTTATCAGCAGAAACACTGACTTTTTGATGTGTAATAACTGTACCGGTCTTTTCAAAACCAGCTCTCCTAACCATTAACTGGATAGATGCGTGGAAATCTAAAGATACTCCACCTACAGAATACCATTCAGTAATTGTGCGTCCACCAGCTACTTTTGTCCGTTGTTTTGCATGATTAACACATAGTATTGTAGTAGGTGTATATTTAAGCTTCATAAACTTAGAACCTTTTGGAAGCTTACCGTCTTTTCCAGCGCTTGGATAATAGAATCCATCTACCAATCCGTCAAAGAATTTTGTTAGGAAGTCTGACCGGCCAAGATTGTCTTTCATGGATCTGTCTTTAATTTCTTTTTCCTGAACCTTTGTGGGCTGTGTAACTGCTATAGAATCTATGATTATAACATCTGGAGGAAACTCGCTGGCTAAATCAGCATGTATTTGTTCAGCCATATTTTCAGCACCTTTAGTCTCTGGAAGGAACGTCCTATACAAATCCAAACCCATAGAAGCACCCCAAGTATCTGTCCATGCGTCTTCTAAGTCATAAAGTTTAACAATTGCTGACAGATCTTGTCTCTGGACTCCAGCACCAAGATGCATGGTTAGTGCTGACTTACCTGAACTTTTGATACCATACACTTCTATGATACGTCCTTTAGGAAGTCCGCCAATACCCAGAACTTCGTTATCAAATATGCTCAGTCCTGTTGGATATGACTCAATAGCTTTTAATTGGGAGGCTACTCTACCTCCTTCAGGACACATTTCTGAACTACCATACTTTTTCATAATACCGGCTTGTGCAGCCAATTTCTTAGCCAGTAATAACTCTTCTGGTTTTTTAGTATTGGAAGTCTTTTTTGTATTTTTCTTTTTCTCAGCCATTACAGAGACCTTTCTAAAAAAGGGATGGGGAGATTAACTCCCCAATCCCAATATAAAGGAGTGTGCGTGTTTTACCAAAGATTGGCTTCTTTAAGCTCTGTTCCACCAGAGGCATTGTTGTTCTGAGATGTACCCGTATTTCCCTGTTGGGGCGGATTCTGGTTAGGAACTGATCCGTTAGCAGGCTGTTGTCTGGGATGAACCTCCGCAGGAGTTGTTTGTACAGATGTTTGAACATTGTCTGGACGTGTAGGAGGGACTTCTTCAGCCACTGGACCGCCAGATACATTTGTCACTTCTGCTTGAGTGTCTACAGGAGCACTAATAGCGTTTTGATTCTGGTTTTGAGGTGCTGAGATAGCGCCCTGATTTGACATACCAGTATTAGCAGTCCCTTGTGGAATAGCGTGGGGGAGACCCTCATTTTTAGCGTATTCCTGGATGGTTTGTAAATCTTCATTATCATTGAAGAACAAACAAATATTAGGATTATTTTTGTCTGTTCTACCAAAGTCGATAGGGGCTTTTGTAAGTATTTCCGATAATTTTTCAGGTGTTACAGGAAGATCGATCTTACTGAGATCCCAGTCAGTGTTTTCAATAAGGTCTGCATCTTCAGGGCTGAAAAATTGTAAAGGATTCTCAATTGGATGGTTTTGAGTATCCAAATAATCCGAAGATATTTTTCCTTCGGTAGTACAATTTAACACAGATACAGTATACTTAGGATAACCCGTCTGCTCTTCTTTGGTCTTTTTAATGCATAAGTCGTACATATACATAAGACCATATTGAAGCATCCCAGGTATCGTTGGATGTAGACTGTTACTGATTTCTTTAATGGCGTTGTAGATAGTGTAATTAGCTTCCAATACCCAAATTTCACGAGGGCCTTCTACATGGCCACGAGGGATAATAGCATAGTCATACCGGTTCTTTTTAGAAACTGTTGACCGTGCCTTGGATTTATCCAAACCCCTTTTTTCGAGGTGGTTCTTTTTAAGACGAAGATCCAGAGTGGATAGTTTATCAAGGATGTTTGTTTCGTCTCGATTGACGTGAACAGATCTCCATGAGTTTTTCATAACCCCAGTGTCCTTGTCCTCAATCTTTGTTGGCCACATGTGAAAAGAGCGTTGTACAGGACCGTCCACAGCTCTAAATACAAAAGTTTCACCAAATTTCATAGAGCTTGGACGCATTCTTTTTTGGTTGGTGAATCCGGATGGTACTTGTTTTTGTCCTACTTGCATAAAAGGACACTCCTTTTGTTTAAAATTAAGAATAAAATGTAATTATTTACGGCCTTTTAAAAGCCTTACATAATTGTTTAAATATCATATAGTAGCGTCACCCATCTTGGGCGGTTCCAAATGATCAGTTACTCTTTTTAAGATACTTTGAAGATGCATTCCCCTATCTTTGAGGGTATCTCTAAGTTCTAAAAATACTTGTTCATTATCTTTCCATTCAGCAATTAATTCTAAATTACGTTTATATTCTGCTTGATATTTAGTGATTATGTAATCTTCTATTTCCTGCATAGTTATTTGGCCCAAGTCTTTTCTTAACTTAGTTGCCTTATCAGCTATACGTTCAGCTCTTAATTGGGTCCTAGCCTCTGAACGCTTTTCGGCAAGCCACAATTCGTGATACGTTTTCCATTTTCTATGTTCTCTGTGAGCTGCTATATAAGCTGTAAAGCAGGTTAGTCGGTAAGATGCGCATAACTCTAAAGCTGTCTGAACCTGTATTTCGGAAAAATCAGCTAAGTCTTCTTCCTTCTTTATCCTTATCAACGTATCACATAAAACTCGAAACTTCCTAGAATTTAGAATAAGATCAAAGTTAAATAGTTCAGCAGGCGGCTCTGGATCAGGACTGTCATCATTTTTGCACAAGGCCCCATTACCATACTTAGACGATATTTTTGGAAAAGTTATCCCTTGACCAGTCATCTGTTCATTTTGCCAATGAGATTGCCATTCTTTATCAAAGTTATTCATAGCATTTTTACGTTCACTAGGGGTTAGATCATTAAGGTGTACTTTTTGGGGAGTACGATCTTTAGGAGGTATATAGTTATTTCCAATATTCATTTAGGATCCTTAAAGCTCAAAATACTTTTAGAGGTCTTTAATAGGCGATCATAATCTTTTGCGGTTTTTTTGTGTTTTACAAAAAAGTCTATATGATCTTCACCAGTCCCCATATACATGGGCCATTGTATAAATTGTACGCTAATACCTTCAGCCCATAACTTATTGCCTATGGCCTCCGCACCTTTACGACCTGCTGAGTCATTATCATAAGCTATATAGACAATTTTGTTTCTTAAGAATCGTGTAAATGAGGAATCCCATGAATTAGCTCCCCATGTTTGAGTAACAGCATTAAATCCGTTTTGTAGTAATATTAGGGTATCAAACTCTCCCTCAGATAATATCACATAAGGAGATTTCGTCTTCCAAACAGACTCCCAAGGAAATAGTTGATTAGCGCTTCCTTCCGTTATGGACTGTTTATGAAATTTTAAAGATGCGAAATGTCCCATAATATCATAAATTGGGAATGTGGTACTTCCCCTCATGAAACCTATTTTGTATTTTCGGATAGTAGTATCAGTAAGCCCCCGGTCTCTGTGAAGATGCTGTAAAGCTAATGGCTGTTCAAACAGATACTCATGAGCCATAATTGCACGCTTTTCCTCTACCATCATATCCAGATCTGATAACCCCTGTTTAGCTTCATGATGCACCATTTTACGAATAGATTTGGGGTCTGTAAGCTCTTGAGGAAAATTAAAGGATCGAGAACCGTCAGAATTTTTAACAATGATAAAATCCCAAGCATCTCCAAAAGCACCGCAAGCATAACACTTAAATCTTCCGGATATAATATTTATCAATAAATTAGGTGTTTTTGTATCTTTATGAAATGGGCAAAATGCAATATAATTAGGATATTTCTTAGGTTTAAGACGACCATTAAAAATATTATTATAGAACGAAAAATAGTCGTGTCTATACCTATATTCTGAATCGTCTTCCTTTAGGAAGTTTTGGCCAATCTTCATGGCTTCCAAAAATTAACCTTTCTTGTATTTACTCTGATTTTTTAAATATTGGATATGACCAATTCTAGAAATCTCTTTAGCCACTGGAGCAAGTTTTTCCCACTTATTATCAGTAAAGACTTTGTGACCCATTTCTTGAGCAGCTACCAATTCTTTACAGCTATAAATTTTTCGGTTATACATTAACTGTTTAGCAGTTTTAACACCAACTCCGGGAAGAACTAAAAGTTCCATACCACGATTACCCATTCCGTACTGCAATCTGTAAGGTATTTCTAATAACAAGTCTTCAGAGGGGAGTCCCTTAAAGTAACGTCCAATATTACCTAATAAAGGTAAGGCTTGCCCTATCCGAGCACCATCCATACGGTAAACAGACATTGTATTTCTAAGCTCAACAATTTCTGCATCTTTTCCACTAAGCAAATAATAAATACTTAATACATGTTTACGAACAGAGTCTGACATAGAGACCTGGTTATCTGTTAAATCATATTCAATCTTTTTTATAGTATCTGGTAGGCGCTTAAGTCCGTAGTCCTCTTTTGCTGTTGCGGTATTTCCAAGTGCCCAAGCAATATCAGCCAAAGTTGGTTTATTATATGCTAAAATCTTTTTAAAATTATTTGCCCAATCAGACACATCAAACGGATTGAAATAAAACCATGAAGCTACTCTTCCAATTGCTGATACTTTAAGATCTCCAGTAGTTAAATCTTTTCTAACAGCACCGCACCCCACTAGCCGATTTAATACGTCTTCTATCAGGTTTTCAGCACTAGACCAATCCAGTTTAGATATTAAAAACAAATTTTGATGGTGGGCCAATGAACGTTGATACCAATTGTAAGCTGTTTTATAATCATATACAGTCCCTTCAGCTATTTCAGATACTATGTGGAACGCCAATGAAGGTACCGTAGCTATTTGAGATGTGACAGGTTTCATCTGCTTACAAAAATTTCGTTCTTGAATAAGTTTGTTTTCATTAACTAAAACGTGGACATCACCTGCGGAATCTAGCCCAACACGACCGGCCCGGCCACCCATTTGGATAATATCTAAAGACTCTACTAGGTTTAACCCTCTATGTAACCCTACTATAAGCACTCGTCTAGCGGGCATATTAATACCCCAAGCCAAACTGGATGTGGATATTAGAACTCTAATAGATCCAGGATCTTTACTTTTAAATGATTTTTCTAAAGCTGCTCGTTTATCTTTTGAAACATCTGCACTATAAAATTCTACGGCAATACCTGCATCTTTACATATTTTTAATAGTTTACGTCCAGTATTTTTACTATGTACAAATGCGATAAATTTATCATTGTAGTATGAATTAATAATTTGTAACCCAAGTTTTATTTTGTTTTCCTCAGTATTGGTATAAGAGAAACTAGATTCAAACGGATGAAAATTCCATACAAGACTTACTGGTCTATAATCACTTTTTACAATAGTAGTTTTTTTGTTATTAAGCTTTGTTAACCAATTACCTAGATCATCAACATTGGGCATAGTGGCTGATAAGAAAATTACTCTACAGTTAGGATTAACTTTGGTAAATTTCATAATAGCCACTTCTAAATTAGGGCCTCGGTCACCAACTGTAAGAAGGTGGGCTTCATCAATTATAATTGCCCGAATATTGTTTATCCAAGCATTCTTTTCTGTCTTGTTTCTGCGAATACGACTACCCATCATTTCTGAGGACATACACACAATATCCGCTTCTGCCAATTCCTTTTTCCGAGCATCTGTTAATATATAATCACCGGTTAGTATACTAATGTTGTATTTATAAAAGGCGTGCTCAGGATCTTTCCAATCAGTTTCTTTTTCAGAGGCCAATGCTTTTAAGGGGGATATATAAGCAGCAATAGCGTTGGGTTCTGTTCTACGCATCTCTTCCAGTGTATGCGCAATTGTCATTTCCGCAATAGTTGTTTTCCCAGCGGAAGTAGCACCGCAAACAACCACATTATCAGTCTTACAAGATTCTGGAAAATACGCTGATTGCAGAGGATTAAAATACTTAAAGGGAAATTTCATGTGTGGAAACTTACACGTCTCTACACATTCTTCTAAGGTGGATTTTGGTGGTAATTCTGTATATTTTAATTTTACGTTTGGGGTGCGACAAGCTCTAAGTTCGGAATCAGATACTATTTCAAAAGGCCCATCTTCTAAATCTAAAATTTCTGTAGTAGGAGTGTGAACATTTCCACTAATCTTCATAAGCGCCTCAAATGTTGGGTTTTACTTTCGTGTTAAATTATAACTTATGTCTATCATAAAAGCAATAAAAAAATAAAAAAACATGATTTTAACGTATAATACTCTTTTTACGAATAGGATTCTCTACCCATAATAGTATTTTTTTGAACAGTTCTTCTTGATTAGGTGCAGATGCTATTTCATTTTCACCCAAAGAAACTGTTACAATTCTTTTACCCCCATTGTCTCTGGAAGCGTAATTTTCATCTACCGAATAGACCGGTTCTACATCTTCTTTTAATTTCCAACGTACAAGCTCCAACATCATTTTCTTAGGTCCGAAGGAAAGTTTGTTTGAGAATTTTGTCTTATACAGTGCCATAAGTTCTCCTTAATCACTTCCAGTATTTGGAGTTTCCACTCTGACTCCTGAAGGTGCTATTTGTAGTGTGTGAGTGTCTAAAATAAAGAATTGGTAAATGATGCCCATTATGCCATCACGTTGTTTTGCAATTTGAACATCTAAAGTATTATCAACAACATCAGGATCTTTTGAATAATAGCCTTCACGATATAGGAGGAATACTAAATCTGCATCTTGTTCAAAGTGTCCACACTCTCTAAGTTCACTTAAGGAGGGTCTTTTATCAGGTCTTTTTTCTGGGCCTCTGTTTACTTGTACTAGTAGACACATGTGAACATTTTCTTGGTCAGCTATTTGTTCAATCTGACCCAGCTTTCTGGACATATTAGCTACCCGATCCTTACCTACATTAACATCTGATAACCTGTCAAACAAATCTATAAACACAATTTGTGGATTCTTTCCGAGTCTTCTTGCTTGTCTAATAGATGCTCGGATACCAGCAACACTTATGTCCCTATCAGGGACAGCTGCATAGTTCCATGTATGAGCAATTTTTTCCACATTCTTCTTTAACATTGCAAATGTTGGGTCACCAATTTCTAATTCATTTATGCGGGTAATTTTCTTTAAATGTACCCCGGTCATAATGGCGTCTATCCGGTTGTGTTCAGACAGTAGCCCCTGTTCTGGACAGACATTTACAACGCCCACACCATTATTACACATATTTATAATTAGGTTTGATTTGAAGAAACTCTTGCCCATAGATGTACGACCAGCAATGATAGATAGCTTACCTGGAGCAAAACCTACTGATAAATATTCATCAAACCCATCCCAACCGGTAAATACAGGTTTTGTATAGTATCTTTCATGTATTCCTTCATATCTTTTTGTAACTAAATCTTTTCCAGATATTACTGTAAGATTATTAGTACCAAGACCAATACTTGCCACGGTGTTTTCTGTGTCTGATACTAATTCAGTAATATCTTTAGACATGTCCTGAGCCTGTACCATTTTCTCTTGTAAGGCACTTAATAAGTTTCTTCTAGTACTTAATGTTTTTAGTCTTTCTAATGAATAGTCTAATGCAGGCAACTCTTGAGAATCTTTATTCATAATACTATCTAAATAAGAAATAGCATTAGTTCCAGTCCCATCCGCCTGTAACATATTACGAACAGCTAAATAGTTTACACAACCTTTGCCAATATCATATGCATATTCTTTAGCTTTTATAAATGCTCGCTTATGAAGATTGTTAAAGAAAAAATGTTCTTGGCATTGGTTAGTGATAGAATCGACATGTTGATTTCTTAGCAGTGTAGTTAGGACCGCTTCTTCACCTTGAGGGTATGAATATTGTTGCAGATCAATAATGTTATTATCCATCTAGTCTTCTATTGCCTCATTATCAGGTTCGTCAGAATACAATAAAACTGTTTGTGTGGCTTTCTTTATTTTTGAGTATAAACTTTTTTCATGCGGTTTTTCCCAAACATATTCTTCCATAGGAATTGTTGAAGTTAATATTATTGGAAGATTGCTCCATGCACGCTCTTCTAAAATACCGGCCACCTTTGTCATAATACCTACATTTGATTTTTCCTGACCAAAATCATCTAACATAAGAATACCACAATTAAGGGCATGGTCAGTAAATAAATGCTTAGGTGTGTAAATGTCTTTTTGAAGCTGATCTAGAAATACAGACGTTGTATGTATTATAAAACCATTTACAAGCTTACCCTCACGTAAAAGATTTTGCAGAAGTATCCATAACACAGTAGTTCTACCAATACCATGTTTTTCGGAATACAGATACAAACCTCTGGGCTGTATATGATCAAAGTGTTTGACATAGTTATCTAGTATGTTTATAGAATCTTTGTGAAGTTCGGGAAGTTTATTGTAAGTAGCGTCTTTAAACAAGGGGGGTATTTTTGCTTTAGAGGCTGTATTTTTAGCAGCCAACTCTTTAAGCTGCTGTTCTCTGTAAGAACATTTAATCTGCTGTATTCTACCATTTACTATATCAGATTCATTTTTCCATAACGGGACAGTGCCTACGCAATCAGCACATTTTTTGTTAGTGCAGATAAGGTCATGTTGAAATAATGAATAGTATCGACCAACATTCTTCTCAGTGATTTCTGAGAATTGATTATGGTTTACCCATTTCATAAAATTGGGTATTTTGTAATAATATTCTAGTAAGCTGTTTTGGTTATTAGAGTTTTCGTTCACCGGAAATTACTTTTAATCCTTGTGCGTTCAGCCTATTACTACTTTTAAAATACTTATCAAGTGAGGAGTTTGTCACCCCATCTTCTTTTCCTAAACGTATCCTAAGCTCTCTTTGTAAAATTTTTATATTGTTTTCTGGACATTTTCCACTAGACAAATCTATTTGGAAATCTCGATTCTTTTGGGTACTTTCAGCAGAAGATCCCAGCTTATTCCAGAAGTCTGTAATGTCAGAACTATTTTGTAAAAATGTTAACACCTCATTTATGCTGTGAGTTAAAAGACACTCTTTTATTAACATAACTGTATGAACATACTTTAACGGTCCTTGAGAATACGCATTGGGGAGTAGACTGTATACTTTATCATTTAGTCGAATAGCATTTGGACATTCTTTAAAAACTTTTATTAGATATATGATTAAGGAGATGTACTCTCCAAGAATACTTAGACTCCCTGATTTTTTAGGATTGTATTTAGTAACTGCTAAGGGGTTTTTTATAAACCATGTTTTGCCCATGCGACTAAGATAGTTTGCATAAAAAGTATATGGGATATGCACCTCAGATAATTTATCAGCTGCCCGTCTTATCTGACCTTTCTCAGCACCACTAAGTTGAGACCACTGTCTACCCATACGGATATTCTTATGGAGACACACCCACAAAGGATGAGGCGCTCCAGAGTCTGGGATGTACCGATCACCTACCTTGGTATTGGGTACCACAGACGGAAATTTATTAACAATATAATCTAACTCTTTGTAAGTCATTAAATTGTTAGTTACAAATAGTGGATGGTTTTTCAGTTTGGTTAGTTAGATACACATCACCTAAGATCTTTTTTGACTGGTAGAGAGGATCACTCTCTAAAGTATTCCGAACATCTTTTTCAAGTTTGGAATATTTACTGATAAGATCTCTTTGCTCTTCTAAAACTATTTTAAGAGATTTTGCAGTGGTTAGGTGGTGTAGTAAGGTTCCTAATAAGAACCCAAAAATAATTGATAAGACACCGACTAAAATAAAAATAAAACCCATAAGTCCTCCTAGCTTTTCTTAATGTTAAAGATATGTTAATTTGTGTTAAAAAGTCAACTCATTTTTACCTACAAAATATAGTGTTGTTTACATAATGACAATACTAGGATGATAAGTATTAGCATATCGTTGTAACTTTTATTGATAAATATTACCAATAGGTGTTTTTCTGCTTCGCAGAGGTTTGCCTCCAAAGACAAGCCTTTTGGGTGTTTACAATTCCAGATAGAGCCTTTTGTATCCACCCTTCCGGGACATCCTGTTCCAACTCATCATTCCAAACCATCTTACCGCCATTGGATTTATAGGGCTTTCCTTCAAGTTCCTGCTTGCCGATTTGGTTGGCGTACTCTTTGGAGATGGGGAATTCGAAATCTACGAACCAATGTTTATAAATCGCCTGGGCGGTTTCTTCCAGCTTTTTATTGAGTGTCTCGTTAAGCTTAATCCGGTCAACAATGGTTTGGTATTCCCGGACAATTTCGTGCTGCTTTTCGATGGAGGGGACTGGAAGGCTCATATTGCAAAAGTCATTCCATTCCAGACTTCCACGTACACCACCGACCGCGTAAAAACATCCTGTTCGGATATTCTTTGAAAAGCACCTGTCTACTTACAACTTAGTAGACACTGCTTAGTAGATACTGACAAGTAGTATCAGCTAAAATCAGCTTTTAAGTCCTGATGAAGTATCTGATTTACTATTGTAACCTTACTTAAATTATACGTTATTACTTAAACCTTACTTAAGAATAATATACTTAATGATTCTTTTTAAATAAACCTATCATAACTTCTCTTATAAAAAAGAAAAGAATTAACATTCTTACTATATAATATTCTTCGCTTGCGCTCAGAGAAATTTAAGACCTGTACCTGTACCAATACACTGATTAGACTTGTAGTATTCTTCCATAGATTTTTTAACTCTTCTAACTTCAGAAGTAACTTTTTTAGAAATTTCTGAAACTGTGTTTGGAGAGTAGTTTCGTCTAACATGAACATTGAAGTCTTTTTTGAATGTCCAAGGATTGAGAGGTTCTACCACGCCTGGCAGGAGCACGTCTCCGTTGCTTGCATAGGACATTAATGGTTGGAACCATCCCCAGTGGTTTTGGTTAGTAGATACAGCGTTTATGCCTCTTTTAGACAGTGCGAAATACTTACGGGAAGTGACATCTTTCTTAGTAGTGACAAATGTGCTTGTAAGCTGCTGAAATTGTCCATTAGTTAGCAGTTCGTCATTAACTGTTAGAAATTTTGGTGATTTGCTAATAGTTTTGTTATTATTTGACATACTGCTAGTAAAGAATGGTCGAGTAGCCAACCAGGTCTTTATTTGTTTGGGACTCAATCTCAGCCTTGCCGCTTTTCGGGAAGACCTCCAAGTAATTCTTGAAGATGCGTAAGTATTTCCTTCCTGTCTAAAAATCGTTCCATTTGGTAAACGTTTAAACTTACCTTTTTTTCTAATTTCTTCTTCTATAAGAACTTTTGTAGCTTCGTCAAACTTATTAAACATGTCTTTTGGTATTTCTGTATGGTTATACCTTTTTAAGAAATGTTTATTCATCCTCTCATATTGATATTGAGTACTCTCAACTAAATGAAGATTATTACTGATCCTTTGACGAGAAACTGAATAGTTCCAGGAGGATAGTATCATCTCATAAAGAAATGCTTTTTGGTCAGCTGATTTTGCCAATAACAAATTAATGAATCCAGTATCCAACTTAGCAGTTTTTGGGAAATGGAGATCTGTATACGGTCTATGAGTCAACAATACTTTAGCTGCATTTGGAGATTTGGCTGCTAAATTAACTATTGGTGTACCTAACTTATTAGATAGCTGTATAGATTTTCCTTCAACCCATTTTCCCCGGTACCGTACTCTCAACTCTTTATTACGTCCATAACGTATTTGTTTTGTATTCCAAACAGTTTCCCATTTTTTTACATAATGGGATTGAGATAAGATGCTTATAATAGCATCTTTTTTAATATTTTTCGATTTTTTCGGATTTCCTTCAATTTTTATCATACCTATTCTGGACATGTGAATAAGTACTGCTTTAATACCCCACTTTAGGCGTATCTTTCCCATAAATTTTGATAAGAAATCATAGACGTAGTTAAATTTTCCATTTGGAAATCTTCTTGACCGTTTTAAATAGGTAGCTAAGGCAAAGTATATGTAGAACTCAGAAATATGCCTTTCCCGATAACAAGTATAGGCAAATACGGAATCTACATTACTATTTATACCACTCTTTGGGAAATTGTTAATATTTATAGGATTTCCATTTTCATCCAAAACATCTGATTTTTTACGAATTAGGGAAGTTATTCTTGAATCTTTTACTTTACCACCTACAGTTATGTGGGACAGTTTTGTTTGGTAATATCGATTAGAGCTAGTCATATGGTCAGTAAATTGCTCATCATTATTATCTGAATAAGCATTTATATGGTCTTGAGTATCGTATTTAGCATTATAGGTGGGTAAGAACTCAGTAGCTCTTTCTGGGCAGTCTTTATAGTACTGTGACAGTTCTGTTGCTAACACATCTATTCTATCCCAAACATCATCTTGACCATCATACTTTTTAAATCGGTCATTATTTGTTAAATATTTAGTACCAGCATTTTCGAGAAGATCTGTTGAGTATTGAACATTTTTTAGTAAGGAGGTTAGTCCTCTAGTTTCATACCATTTATAGAGTCTTTCAGTAAGCTCCCTTCCATTAAGACCTCTTTCAGTAATTGTGGCTACCCGTTTCGGAACACTTTTCAGTATGTTAAATGTTGCCCCATTAGTTTCTGGAATTTCTTTTTCAATGTAGGAGTACTCATAAACAATTTCTTTTGATAATTTTAGAGAGAAATCACTATATGTGTGTAGACGTATAGTAGATCCATACGTTGTGGATGCTACTAATATGTATCCGTTTCCAGATTTTTTAGGTATTGAGTCTAGGAGTAAACCAAATTGTTGCTCAGCTAGCATGGCAAATAATATAACAAATCGTTTAATAGAATCACAACCACGTTTTATTGTGGTTGTGTTCGTACCTATCTACTTAATATTGATTAGAGAGATCTTTTGAAGTTTTCTTTTAGGACATTTTTCAATCCTAATTTGGCTGCGTGTAGCCCAGTTTCGACATATTCTTCAATCATTTCCGGATTTGTAGCTATTCCAAGTTTTTTAGTAGCTTCTGATATTTTTTTGTTGGTAACGATCTCTTTGCTTATTAGTTGAACAGCTTGCCTTTTAAGCTCATCTTTTGGGATTCCTTCTGTTTGGATAGATTTGGCTTTGACAATTGCATCTATAATGACGTTTTGAACTTTTTCAGCTTTCTTATCCAGGTCAGCATTCTTTTTAGCTAACCACTGCTTTCCAAGATAGATGACGATACCAATAATAAGTGCTAAAAGTTCTGAATAATTTTCCATAATAAATCCCCTTAATTTTTTTTTTACTAAATGGTTGACACAACAAACTATATTAGTTAGATTATTACTAACAAAGTCCTATCTTTGTGGGTGAAAAATGCTCAGCAACCATTGGCTCACCCAGCTTTTCTTGCCCCCTAGCTTTCTAAACTGGGGGGTTCTTTTTTTACAGGACTGTTTCTTCCCCCAATACAGGTTCTTCTTCTATAACGGCATTTCCATCTTTTTCAGAGTCTTGTGCAGTAGTTTTTGAATATTTTACTGTAAAATTATCTTCAGAGACATCTTCTCCGGATTCATCTTCAATATTTGAGAAAATTTCAGTATCTCTAGTAAGTGTTGTCAGGACATGTGTAGAAACTGCACATTCCAAAGCTTTTTGGGAGTTTGTGAATCGGTGAGTAATGGTTATGGTAACGACTTTAACATCTTCTTTACCAATTTTTACTGCTATATTTTTTATAATACACTCACCTATTTCTGCAATTAATGACCCGTCAGCAGGGTCAGATAATTTAAATCTCCAAATACCTACCTGTTTTCCAGTTTTGAAACTTTCCCAGCATCGATTAGAGAATACAAAGTTTTCTAAATCTTTGCTATAAGCACTAAACGCTCCAGGTTGGACTTCGGATTCTAACACTGTTTCTACTACAGAGTCTTCAGACTTTTTGTCTTCCTGCACTGTGGATTTAACAACTTTTGTAACCAACTTTAAAGTTGCGTCATCAAATTCGCCCATAATGATTGTTCCTTATTTAGAGTTAGAAATGTTACTTTGCATTGGCTGGAGCTGTTCTTTCAATAGCTTCACGAACTTTAAGCTCACGGCCACGATATTCAATTGCCGGTCCGGATAAGAATAGTTCTGCTTGGTCTTCTGGCACTACAATAAACGCAAATCCTTTAGACTTACCAGTTTCCCGATCATGAATAATGTTTACTCGGAGAACTGTTCCTACGTCTCGGGAGAGATCATCTTTAAGTTCTTGCCAATTAGTTACTGAGTAGGGAAGATTACCTACGAAAAGTTTTTTTGTGTTGTTTGTCATGCGGTTTGTTCTCCTTAAACGAAATAATAAAAATAGAATAATTATGGCCTCTGCCACAGTTACTGTTGTCAAAATATTAATTGTTGTCATTTAATATACTTTCTAAAAGTCTTTGATATTCGGAGTTGTTGTTTAAAAGATGGTTTACAGCAGACTCTATAACCATTAACTGATCAGAGTCTAGGTGAAAAGATGTTGGTAATTTGTTAAAATCAGTTGCTAATTTGGGATCTTTAATATTACGGGCATTTATTTCTATCAGGTACGGTTTTTCTAGTTTGGACAATGCCCTATCTTCAAAAGCCATGCCTGATTGGCTTTGCTGAGCAACTTGCCATATTTGTCCTAAATAGTCTTTAACCTCTTCAAAACGTTCACCAGATAATATATCCATAGAAGTTGTTGTGGTATACAAAACAACATCCAAGCTGTTAGGAGGTGACTGTTTTGAGCCGTTCTGGTCAACTTTTTGTGTACCTGCATCCATAGTTAAGAGGACTATCCTTTTTAAAGGATTTTTAACATTGTTTATAGCCCTGTTAATTATGCCGTTTGTTTTACATTCATCCAAGATACGTTTTATACCGGTATTACCCGCAATTCCTCCATCTTGATTATGTATCCATTCATTACTTTTATCATTTAAGAACTTTCTAAGTCTCCAATAAACGAAAAGATCCATGTCCCGTTCTTTATTCCTAAAAGCTCTTTTGTATTTCCTGTCCTTTAGTAATGAGTCTTGGGTAGCGGTTTTTCCATAATTTTTTAATGTCATTGCTGGAAATCCGACAGGAAATGCTGAAGAGGCTGCACAAGCATAACCAATAGGATAACTTTTTATATTAGAATTTATATATCTAAAATAGTCATCATTATAAACAAAATGTGTTCCCTGCGCAAGGAGGGTGCTGTTTATGTATAGTATTGGATATGGCAATATTGATCCAAATGTGTGTTTTTTGAAAATATGTTTGTGGTAATATTCAGAAGCAAGATCTGTTCTAGTATAATAGGGTGATAATAGTTTTGGCCAGTTCCATGGAAGTAGCATTCGTTTTACCAAATCTCCCTGAATATCTCTAATAACTCCTTTGGTGTAGAATGAGTCCCAATCGTTACGGTAAATAGGTAGAGCTGCGGATACAAAGGAACCTCCGGAAACACCAGATGTTATATCAATCTCTTTCATAAGGGTGCTGGAGTCTTTATAGATAACCTTATTGAGTTCTTTGCATACAAAGTATCCCATAGCCATGGCACGAGTCCCACCTCCTGAGAAGGTAGTTGCGAATAGCATCTGAGTATCCTGTACAACTGATTCTATAGTTGCTACAGGTTCCTTGTCCACAGATAATAGTGGTTGGTTATATTTAGGGGCGCAGCATCGACATAGGAGTATACCTGCTAAGAGTGCGGAGGCCAATAGTATTTTCTTTTTATGTTTCATAAACAAGAGTCCTAATCAATTAAGATATTTACTTGTAAAGGGTTTGTTTGGGTAGTATCTTCCACATCAACAGTTGTTTCTTCAGCACCATTTGCGGATACTGATAAATCAACAGTTCCACCATCCATTTTTATAAGACTTCCAGTGGCCCCATTTTCTACCCCATCAATGAGTACGGGTATGTCGTTAATAAAATCCCCAGTCTTCCTTTTCTTTGCATTTACTACTAAAAATTGCACAGTATACTCCTTTTTTATTTTATTTCTGAGTCAGTTGTTTGGGTCAAGACATCGATGCCTGGTTTTGCGAAGCCAATAAATCCATCCCCTTTTGCTTTTTTCTGTGAACTATCCCACTCATTTATAATGTTGTCTTGATAATGGATAAGAATCATTTTTGACCGAATATTATCTGAGAGTGTGGCTAGTTCGGTGTAGTGGGCATGAACACCTGATTGAAACGGGGCCGTCTCGCAATCTTGAATAATAATATCTGCTTGGTCATAAAAATCTTTAATCTGATTAGGATTGAATTGACTGTCAGATGTTATATAAACCTTCTTATCGTTGTTCGTGTCTTTGATCATTAATCCGTAGGAAGGTACGATAGAGTAGCCATCCATAATATGTACACTTTGTACAATACTGAATTGGATATCTTCCCAGTAGAAGCTACTATTATCACTCAAAGGCTTTACATCGAAATAATCTTCCATCCCAACAACTTTTCCTTGGATAGATCGTAATCCCGCCTTTAGAGCATTGTCCCAAGCATCTCTCAATATTCGTTGATGTCCTATAAGTTTTATGGATTTAGGTCCTTTGGAAGGGTCGAAATAGGAGCAGAATGCTAAATATTCAACACCTGGTTTATCCAACTTATAAAAAGTTAGAAGGGTTTCCTTTCAAAACCTTTACGTGGATTTCCTGCTTCAGTGACGGTAGTTTCACTGTTATTTCTAACAGCCAGAGCTTCCATCTTCGCAGGCTTTACTTTCGACAAACCCTGCCGTAGTATATTTTGTGTCGCATGAACATCTCTATCAATTTCGACTCCATTACAGTCACATTTAAAAACTCTTTTACTTAATGGCATTTCATGTATCGTACCACACTCGAAACATAATTTGGTGCTTGGGAAGAATCTATTTACAGTACGGACATTTTTAACCTTGTATTCAAGTTGCCTTCGTATCTCATAAAAAGATGCATCAGAAATGGCTTTAGATAACTTCATATTCTTAACCATTCCAGAAACATTCAAGTCCTCAATAAAAACATCCGTAAAATTATCAGATATCGTCTGTGTCATCTTGTGAATAAAATCGCTTCGCACACATTTTATCTTATAATGCAATCTTGATAATTTAAATTTTGATTTCAACCTATTGTTGCTTCCGACAATCTTTCGAGATAAAGACTTGTTTATTCTTCTTAATCTCCTTTCATATTTTTTGGTAGTCTTTATATTTTCAAACACCGTTCCGTCTGATAATGTAGCAAGTTTACTAATACCAAGATCAATTCCTACTGCTGAGAAGGCTTGGTTTTTACTCTCCTCATTTGGAATATCAACAGATATAGAAACAAACCACATATTAGATGTTCTTGAAATAGTGGCAGAAAGTATCTTTCCATCAAAACGAAGACCCTCAGCCATCTTAACAAAACCGAGCTTTGGAATCTTTATTTTGTTTTCTTGAATTGAAAATTTTGAGTTATCAATAGTAAATGAATCATGGATTCCTTTTTTCTTAAACTTAGGGTATCCAGGTTTCTTATTTATCTTAACTCTTCTGAAAAACCCTTTAAACGCCTTATCTAAGTTGCTAAACGCTGACTCGCAAGCCGTCTTTGTCACTTCATATACAAAAGGAAAATTAGTCTTCTTTATAGAGTTAAACTTTTTCTTTATAGAATAAGATGACGGCTTTTCTTTGTTTTCGTATTGAATCTTCCATTCAGACAAGCCCCAATTATAAGCAAGCCTTGCACAACCACAAGCCTTTTTAAAATAAGTGATCTGCTTATTATTAGGACTAAGCCTTATTTTATGAGAACGATTCATTTCTTTTTCTTAGCCTTTCCACCTCTCCTGCCATAGTTAAGACAAAGATGCATAATACCTTTTTCGAGTATATTTATTGACACTTTGTAAAACACTATTGACTCTCTCAAAGGAACTTACCTCTACATCCTCTGACATTTTTATTGCATCTTCAAACTTGAGACGTTTGCGAGTGAGACAAGGTATCTCTTTTTTATAGTACAAATATTCATACAGAGTAGTCAAATATCTGATAGAGTAACAACGAATTTTTGCTATCTTTTTATAATCAGTAAAGCTACAGGGAGCAGGCAGCTTAGATTGTACTTCTATTAACAAACTCTTTGTCCCTAACAAATGCCATTCACGACTATAACTATTTTTCCTACGTTTATCTATAGCAACACGAACATGGCCATCGCCATCGAACAGCCCCCTGATAAAATCAGGGGCATATTTATCCGGCAGATTTTCAGGGTACTTAATAGTAAATGTTTTATGACTATGCATTCCCCAGTACTCTGGCGTAACTTCTAACTTTGAACCGCAAACATCTAAAACGTAGACAAGACTCCCAGCTGAAGTCTTTTCAGTTTGCCGTATAGTATAGGTGCTTTCCATCACACTCTTGACTGTTTCAAGGAGTTGTCGGTCTATAGATTTTATAGAAAATTGATTTCTATAATAACACCCATCAGAAAACATAAGCCCCATTACCCACGCCATATTAGCAGAAGGTTCTTTGAAAAAATCTTTATTAACCTCTTTCAAAGAACGCCCACTGCATTCCCTAGAACAAAACTTACCTCGATTCATATCCTTCAGCCTCCAGTGGTCTATATAAAAAGAACCCCCGCAGTTTTGACAAATTCGTTTAACCCTTGCCATGCCATCTCCTATTTTTAATGCAAAGTCTGGCAGAATAGGATGCTATAAGAGACACTATATCTTTAGAAAATTCCTGTTCAAAATCAAGAGACTCAGATTTATTCATTACATACACAGAAACACCAAGATTATTACAGTATGTCTCAAGCGTAGTAAACCCATATCTACTTATCCTGTCTTTATATTCAATGAGTATCCCCATTACATCAGGATCTGATATCCTAACGAGAAGCTTCTTAAATGATTTTCTATTATCATTAAGACCACTTCCTATGTCTGTGTACAACTCAAAATCTTTAGAAATAGTAATTGCATGTTCCAGAAGCCGTCCAACCTGCCTATCAAGATTATCTTTCTGTTTTTGCGTAGATACTCTAGCATAGATTAATAACTTTGTTCTTTTTGGAGAACCCTGTAGCCTCTCTATCTCGGACAAGGATATTCTTCTTTGATTTCCCGGCGTTCTAACGCTTTTTAATCTTCCGGAGTTAGCCCAATTCCTAAGAGTTTGAGTTGTTGTCCCTAATTTTTCCGCAGCCTCCGATAGTCTTAGAAGCGAAGTCATAGTGTTTTTGAAATTCTTCAACTGACATTTCCTTTTCTAATGGAGGGTCTATCGGAAAGACACTTCCGTCATCTAATTCAAATTCACATTTTGACACCTTTAATATACGCAATTTAACCTCCAAAATCAATAAGTTTTTATAAGTATTTATAACTTTATATTAAACTGCTTCTACCTCCCACATGATCCCCATGAAGGTGTGATAAATATACCGCATCAATGTCTTTATATGACAGATCCAATTTTTTCAAAGCGTGTCGAACATCTCCTCCAGCATCTATGAGTAAACGTTTACCGGTAGAATTTTCTATAATAAGGTTTGTTTGAAAATTATTAAGTGAGAATGCACTTCCAGTTCCGATAGGTATTATTTTCATAAATCACTCCGATATTGATGCGTTATTATTTTTTGGGTTTTTCAAAGCTTACAGTTCTTAAACAGGATTGACACCTAACTTCTCCAGACACTATCTCTACATTTGTTACTTTTCTACAATTGAGACAGTACTTTGTTTTGAAAATATTTGTGAATTTTTTATCAAATTCTTCTTCTGAGGTACTTAATGGTCGTCTCGCAGATCCTTTACCAGCGCTACTCATGATTGCACAATCTTTATATTAGGTTTGTTAGGAGGTAACATTGAGTCTTTTAATGTGGGCTTAAACCCAATTTTTTTAGCATATTTTCTGATACTTTCCCAAGTGTCACTGTTCAGATCTTCTTCTGACCAGAACACTATAGGAATATCTTTACCAATCTTTTTTAGGTGATGATTCAGGAGAGGAGGTATTTTATGCTTTTCGGGATCAAGTCCGATAATAACCATTAATGGGTTTTGAGTATTTTCTGACATGTATTTTCCTAATTATCTACAATTTCTTTAACTTTACGGGCAGTTGCCCCATCACATTCGCATTCCCAATAATCCTCTTTAGAAATATACCTTAGAGATACGTTGTAATGTACAGGGTCGTTCATTAATAAATCTTTTTGTGCATTGTTGAGTTTTAAAGGTACTGCCATTGTATATATCCTTTATGGTTAATTATTTGTTATACGCTATTATTATTAATTTGTAAGGATTGGTCATTTTTATCATGTCTCAGCACTTTCCTGTATTTTTTTAAATATAGTCGTATTAATGCAAAAATGTCAAACTCTTAGAACCTTACAAGAAGATGTCCCAAGCAGTCGGATACTGTTGTCTTGGGGCCAACAGCTCTGCCAAGGCACACCGATGGCGAAATCGTAATGTACCGTTACTTATTATAGGTAGTTTTAGTACCTTTAACAAGTTTGGAAACCGGAACCATATTTTCCGGTAAGAAATCGATCCAGTATCACTTTGCTTGCATTTAAATCTGCGTTGTCTGAGTAACCACAACTCACACAGTAAAATGATTCCTGATTTAACCGATTTCTTTTCTCACTGTGACCACAACTAGAACATGTTACAGATGTGTAATATGGTAAGACGCTACGAAAGCTAACACGGTTTTCTTCACATAACGCTTTGATCCTTTCCAATACAAATCTATAGTTCCAATTAGTGAGAACTCGTCGAATATTTTTGGTCAATCGACGTTTGACTTTCATCTTATTTTTAAGACCTTTTAAATTTTCACAAACCAATAATCTTAACTCATTAAAAGGGATATTTTTAACTTCTTTACAAAGGTATTCTTTTATCTCTTCTTTGCATCTATAATATGCCTTACTACAACGCTTTTTTCTTCTTAATTTATCAATAAGAGATCTTGTGCGATCTCCATAAATATTATTGTCAGAAGTTGCCAACAACTTATTCATACCAATATCAACACCTAATAAATCACCGCTTGTTTTCTTTTTTCCAGTATCTATTTCAAATGAGAACTGAATATATTTATCAGTAACAGTTACAGTTGAATTTAGTTTTCCTAATGAGTCCCATTTTATAAATTGTTTGTGTTTTTTTAATGGAATATGAATTTTCATTTTATTCCCAATAGAACCCAAAGTAACATTTAAATCAAAAGCTTTAGTACTGGGATTCTTATCAATAGTAGCGATAGTACATGAAACAGTCATAGTATTTAATTTATGCGTAGGAGAAGAATAGGATTTGTTTAGTGCTTTACAGGACTCTTTGGTTCCTTGAACAATAGTGTAACCCTCTTGAAAAGCGTTTTTAACTAACCGTGCCGATAACCAAGTATCTGCTTTATGAATATGTTCTTTAAGTATTAACTCGTACTTAGTTTTTTCTGGAATAACAGATTCGTATTCTTTAATAAACCAATTAACAACCTCGGAGTATTCTTTTAAAATAGAACTTAACTCTAATTTCTTTTTATTAGTGAGCCAACTATAATGACATTTAACGCTTCTCGTTATTTTCATTAAGTTCCTTAATAAGTTTTTCTGTTTTTCTTTTACTCCTTCTTTTTCCGTATATCCTTGCACAGAAAGATGTGATTACAGATATAAAATCTTGGATAATGTCATCATTGTTTTCGGTATCATTTATTATAACAAGTTTTCTGTTTTGCATTGTCAGCAATGAACTTAAGTAATTAAAACCAAATCTTGTCACCCTATCTTTGTGTTCTGCTATGATATTGAGGTTACTTTTTAAAGCTTTATTAAACTTAGGTCTATTATCATTTAGTCCTGAAGCTATTTCAGAGTAGATAGCTGCTATCTTAAGTCCTTTTGCACTGCAAAAATCCTTTAATCGCCCCTCTTGTCGAAGTAGATCAGATTTTTGATCATGAGAAGATACTCTGCAATAAATACAATAATCAGTAACTTCGAGACACTCCTCGTCAAAAACAACTATCGTTCCTGTTGGTAGTTGCTTTCCCTTTATAAAACCTTTTTGCCAATGAATAAACGCAGTTTTGTAAGTAATACTGTGTTTTTTAGCATATTCAGATAATTTCATAACTATAAAGTATATTAATTGTTAATAAAAAGCAATACTTTTAAGATGTTAATTATACCCTTTCGACACTGGCCATAATTTTCGACTGTGATAAATTCGCCTCCGCAATACTTGCAACGATTGACCTGTATTTCGACACTAACCCGATTTGCCATATAATAATCCTTTCAAAAAATTTTATTGCATACAACTTGATCAATGATGCACTTAGTGCATATTTTGTATTTATATAGATACTTTAATGCCCTTATTTTTTAAGACTTTTTGTTTTTGTTTTAGCAAGATTAAATTAGACATTGTAGGTTTATCCTTATATTTTTGTTTTAGTCTTGTAAATTGATTTAGAGCCTCTCCAATATTATTATTTTTGGATTTGTTATATTTCTCAAAGTTAATAATATCTTCTCGGCTCATAGGATAATTCCCTCATGGGTTATTATGGTGTCTATTTCTTCTTCTACATAGGTGTTTAGACGGGCATTTGAGTGTCTTTGTAGATGTTTTTTGTCTTTATGCATAAAATCATGTAGCCTTGCAATTGTTTTTCCCTCAGAAGTCCTTAAAATACGACCCATGAATTGGCAAGTACCCTTTTCGTCTTGACCACCATCACAAAGTATCCCAACATCAAGTTTTGGGAAATCTACGCCTTCTTTATATACTGTTCCAATAAGACATCTTATCTTTCCATCTCTAAAATCTTCTCTGATCTGAACACGTTTTTTTCGTTTATCGTCTCCAGACACAAACCCTACCTCGTATCCGTATTCTTTAAATAGCTTGGATAAAGCTGGTCCTTGATGTGCTTTAGATCCTGTTAATAGTAAGACGTATTTACCTGCTTTTAATTCTGTTATAGCTACGTTTACAATATATCTATTGAAGTCCTCATTTAATAGTACCCCTTCTCTACGTGCTGAGGGGTAATCGGGAATTACTCTGTTATGTTTTATTGTGTGAATATGTACTTCAACATCTGTCAGTACTCCCAAGTCAATAAGTTCTTTTACAGATACTCGATCAATTACTCGACCTAATACACATTCTAATAAGGAACGTTTTTGCTCAATATCTTTTCCAGGAGTTCCGGTCAGCCCTATTCGGTAATATGCATTACAGTGTAGTGCTAATATGTACCATGAATTAACATCGTAGGTTTTTCCACGTTTATTTTTTGTTTTCTGGCCTTTTCCTTTTCTTTGGGTATGGTGGCACTCATCTACAATTAGTAGATCTATAGAGGATAATAATTCTTTGCACTCTTTAGTTTCGTAGCGACTCCATAAAGTAGCTGTGGTAGCTACTGTAATTTCTTTAGGATCCCAAGAACCTCCCCCAATTATACCAACAGATACATTTTTTAATAGTCCTTGTAATGCTGTATGCGTTTGATCCAATAAATCTAAAGAGGGTACCATGTATAATGTTTTTACTCCTAATCGTTGTATAATCCTAGCCCCGGTAATTGTTTTTCCAGCGCCAGTAGCATACCATAAAATGCCCCTGCTTTTTTGCTTCACAAGTTCAGGTGCTCTTAATTGATAACTTCTAGGAGGTTTACCATCACTTCCGTCAGACGGTGGCCCAATATACTTAGCATCAAACAACTTTTTTGGCATTATTCGATTGTCAATTACATTAACCGGTATTCCTCGTTCTTTACACCAGTCAACTAAGTAACCAAGCCTGCCAGTCGGGAACATTTGTGTGCTTTGGTTATATACTTGGAGTGTGTCTACTTTAAATTTTGTTTTGAGTACAGTTTTTCCAGTAGATGCATAAACTTGTTGGTCAATGCCTTTATAGAAAGTGTTTGTTTTTATATATAAATACTTACCCACAGCTGCGGATATTTGGTTAGGATTATCTACGTGGGTAAGTATATTATTTACGGTGAAAGTTACCATTTCTTAAATTATGCCGGTTCCCCATCACCCACTTCTCCTTTAGGTGCTTGGTAAGGAGCGCTAGGGGTTTTTTTATTCGGGAATTTTCTGTCCTGTCCAGGAAGATCGACACCATTATATTTACCGTCTAAGAAGTAATGAGTTTCCAACTCCCCTTCAAGTAGGGTATTGTGCCCAATAGAAATGACAGCATCGTATTCTTCACTGTCTTTAAACAGTATGTTGTGGCCACTTTCTGTTACTATCTTAGACCCAACAGGAATTACACAGCTTTCTAGTAAGGTGTCAGCAAGTTCATTTCGTTCATTAAGTAGCTGGGAAATGATTTTGGTTTCAAGTTTATCATAAGAAGCATTTTTTAAGTATCCCTTAATAGCTTCCATTGAAATTTGTTCATTACTGTTCATACAATATTCCTTACGAGTTAAAGAAATTATTTGGTGACTGTTTATTTATTAATTTGCTAGTATATGCCACACCGTCTACTAGAGGCGCTAATCTACCAAACGCCATTTTTCCAAGTTCGGTAATCATATACAGTGCCAGTTTTGCTAACTGTTCAGGATTTAAATTACTATAATGCTGCCTAAAAGTACACTTACCATCAGGTTGTAAGGTGCATTCCACCTGTAATATTTTAGGATCTTTAGGATTGCTTTGAGTTATTTGGTGATTAGGATTCATAACATTCTTTCAGGCATTAAAGTTTATCCTACAGATAATTATGGGAGACATTGTTCTTTTCTAAATAATCTATAATATCTTGAATGCTCTTGATAGTATATAAATCATCATCTGAAAGAGTTTCGATGTTATATTGATTTTCAATGTCCATTAGCAACTCTATTTTATCTAAGGAATCTAGTCCTAAGTCAGACTCTAAGTCTGATGCAGGAGATAACTCATCAGAGTTTTTGAAAGAGTACTTCTTAATAAATTTTGCTAATTGGGTATCATTAAAATCTTTCATTATACACCTGGTTTATCCAACTTATAAAAAGTTAGAAGAGTTTCCTTTCAAAGCCTTCTCCTAATAGGTTACGATAAAAAATAAGTTTTCACTTGTGTATAGTCAATAAAAACTTTTTTATTTATTTATTTATTTTTGCTATCAGTAATAACCATTTAAAAATTCTTTAAAAAAGTACTTGCATATTTTGTTTTCTTAACTTATCTTTAATCCTGACCATTAGGTCGTGTTCTTTGAGAAGTAGTGCTCGATTGAAGATTCAGAAACCCGATAACCGTTTTAGTATCCGTACCAACCTAGGCTTTAAGCCTATTCATTCCCTGCTCTTCGGTCATAAACACTCTTTTTCAAAGAATTTTAATTAACATTAGGTTAGGACTTATGTTTTCCTTACAGAAGAATTTTAATACTATATCCAGACAAACATGGCAACCGTTGGACAAATCTGTCCAGAGGATTAGCATTGTTATGTGTGCATATACACCAGTATTAAAATCACATCTCTTTGCTGATAACCGTGAAGGAGGTTGTGTGTAAGGGGTTTCTTAAGTCATTGTTTTTGTTTGAATTAAGAAGCCTCGGAAAGTTCCGGGGCTTTTTTTATGTTCTTTAAAATTTATAATTGTTCCGGTAGCGCAGAGGTAAGCGCATCTGGTTTACACCCAGAGGGTCGAAAGTTCAAATCTTTCTCGGAACATTAAAATAATGTCCCTGTAGCTCAGCGAACAGAGCACCTGACTACGGATCAGGGTGTCGGGAGTTTAAATCTTCCCAGGGACGCCAAATTGTCCGTAACAGTCATTAGGCTGCGGAAAAATGGTCTTTGACAGCTTTATTATGTTTTTAGTAATTATTTTTCAAGGGAGTAGCTTAACAAACTGCCCCTTTTTAAACTTATTATGCGTCAGAACAGGCCGGGTGCCGGTGGTGTCTGTAAAACACTTATCTTCGGATATGGTTGGTTCGAGTCCAACCTGGCGCACAAATTTAGTCTATGTGACAGACGTTAAACGCAACTCTTCCCGGTTATCTGACCAAACCGGTATACAAGTTATTAATAGGGGTGTAGCTCAGATGGCTAGAGCAGTTGTTTGTCAGGCATCAGGTCGCCGGTTCAAGTCCGGTCACTCCTGTTTTTAAATTTGAGATACTGTTAAGGAAATATGGGGGGTGAATTTTCACATTTTCCACAACTATAAATAAGCTATATTGATACCTTAGTACATCTTAATATATTTTATTTAAACAACTTACAACTTTGGAGTTAAGATGGCAACACGAAAAATGTATCTTAGGCAGCTTGAGATCATAAAAGAAATGAAACAAGCAACTAAGAAATACAGATACCTTGATAAAAAAGACCTTATCAGAGAAGGTGACGAAGTAAAAGGGCAGGACGGCGTGTATGCCTCAGTCAGTACTTCTATGATAGGTACCACTAGGTCTGGTAATACTGTTCGACGTAAAAGAAATATTATCGCACTATAAAACCAAAAATAAATTATGGGGCCGTAGCCAAATCTGGGAGAGCGACATCCTTCCACGGCAGAAGTTGCTGGATCGTATAAGGTCAGTTCCATTTTAGATATAGATCCGGGGTTATAACCAGTTCTTAATTTTATAGAATTTTAATGATTATTATAGAGATTTGACCTTTATGAAGTATAATTATACATTTAGAGTACGAATGATACTCAATTAAAAGGAATACGAGCAAAATTGTATCCCACTGTTAAGCAACAAATTTACTTAATATCCCTTTTTGGATGTGCCAGATTTGTTTT